GGCCTCCAGCTCCCGTAGTACGCGGGCCGGGTCGCCGTCCGCATGCCACGGGCTCGGCTTGGCCACCCGCGCGGCCCGCTCGTCTTCGTCGAGGCGGGGTTTGAGGAAGTCGATCAGGTCCTGAGACATGATCAATTTTACCAAATCCGACGCGCGATATGGCATGACCTATGGCCTGACAGGGGCAGGGGGCTGGGCGTAGCGTGCCCGGTGCATAACCTCCCCGACACAGCGGCCCGCCCATCTCGGGCGGGCCGCTTCTCGCTTTCCCGGCCAGGTACCGAGCGATGGCTGTGACGGCTGCGGCGTAAGCTCCGGCCGTGGCGAAAGACAAGAGACCCGACGTACCCGATCACCTGCTCCGGCTCCAGCGCGTGGCGAACGCGGCCCGGGCAGATGCCCTGCGCGAGGACTACTCGCCGGAGGCGTGGCGGCCGTGGTGGGAAGCGGCAGCGGCCGTGCATGCCGCGGTGACCGAGCACGCGGCCGAGGCCGGCGTGAACCGCAGCGATCTGGAGATGGCGGTGAAGGCCGCCGCTGCGGAAGCCGAAGGGGCCGGGCTGGCGGCCGGGGGCTGACAGCGGGTAGGCCCGGGGTGTGGTGGTGGCCCGCCGCGACGGGGGATGCACGACGGGCCACCGCCCAGTGTGGCAGAGCCCCCGGGGGGGGTCCGTGGTGAAGCCGGGATCGCGCCGAACCTACACTCGAACTTATGACCGATTCGCCGCGCCTGATCGCGCTCCGCTTCCTGGAGCGGGTCCAGCTCCAGGACCTGGAGCGCACCCGCCGGTGGATCGCCGAGGAGGAGGGGCGTGCTGCTGAGGAAGCCGCGCGCCGGCCACCCCCGGCACCCCCTGAGTGGCTGGTTGAGCGGGGGATCGACGGCGCGCGCTCTCCGATCGCCATCCATGTGGGGGACTGCAAGATGCGTGGCCGCGCAGTCCAGCCCCTCACTCGGGACCAGGCCGTCACCGGGCTGGTCGAGCACGGTATCCGGCCGTGCCCGCTGTGCCGGCCGGACACCGCCCTCGGCGTGCTCTAGGCGGCGTGCGCGGGGCATTTTCGATGATCACGGTAAGAGTTTGGGTGAACACCTTGCGCCGCACCCTATTTTAGGGTGTAGTCTGTGGGTGTGAGGCAGGGGAACAGCCCCAGCCCGCTCCGTAAGTGACTCGGAGAAGCTCATGAACACCACCGCAGCAGCCCGTGAGGCCCACGTATCAGTCGCCACCGTGCGTGGCTGGTGCCGCCGCGGCGTCATCGCTGCCACGAAGACCGCCGGCCGCTGGATCATCGACGCCGCCTCCCTCGCCGCCCGCATCGCCATCGGCGCCATGAAGCGCCCCGCCCGCCCGGCCGTCCTCACCGCCGACACCATGGTCGCCATCGGTGGCCGGCGCTGGCAGAAGAACGGCATGGACCGCGTCTACCTCAACAACTGGACCGAGTTCTCCGGCCTGGACGTCGACTACTACCGCAGCGGCAACGTCGCCAGCGCCGAGTTCCTCGGCCGGGCCATCGCCAACGGCCGCGTCGGCGGCATCGTCGGATCGATCAGCAAGGTCTACTTCGACGTGCCCACCGGCCGGCTGATGTTCCAGCACCACGGGGCCGACGCCCTGCACATCCGCTTCTACGACGGCGAGCGGACCACGGTCGACCTGCTCGGCATCGTCTCCCGCAGCATCCGTGCCGCCGTCGCCGCCCTCTGAAGTCATCCACCGAACTTTCCCCCGGAAAGGGGCCATCCTGTGAGCGTCACCATCATCGACTGCACCGCAGCGACCGAGCTGTACCGCCACTACGACGGACAGACCGAACCCCAGCCCGCCTACATCGAACTCGACACCCAGAACGAGACGCTGTCCGCCACCTACAACTCCGAGGTCGGCAACGCGGTCCCGGGCACCGTCTACCACGGTCTGGACATCCGCTACCCGATCCCGGTCCTGACCGCGGACGCCGTGAACCGGGTCATGCGGCAGATCGCCCCCCTCGCCGACCTCGTCATTGCCGGGACGGAAGCGGTCTGGGACGGCAACAACACCGTCGCCCAGTGGGACGACGACGCCCGCGCCGCCGATGAGGAGATCGAGAGCATCCTCGGTCTGTCGTCGGGGAGCAACTACAGGGGCGAGGCGGACCAGGGCTTCCCCGACAGTGACCTGGTCGGGATCTGGGACATCGACGGCGCCGTCAACGGCTTTGAGGTCGAGGAGCACGACATCACCGCCGACACCACCGACGACCGCCTGGACGAGATCGAGCGGGAGATCCTGGCCGGCCTCGTCGACTGCGGGGACAGCCCGGTAGCGGTCTGCCACGGCCTGGGCGCCTACCTGCGGGGCCTGCGCGACGACCTGGCGGAAGACGACCCGCTGACCCCCGCAGAGCTGCGCACGGCCCGGGAGTACCTGGGCCTGACGGGCGACGACATGGCCAATCGGCTCGGCGTGAACCCGCGCACGCTGCGCTCCTGGGAGCAGGGCCGCGACCCGGTCCCCGGCCGTGTCCGGCCCGAGATCGCCGAACTGAAGGCGGCAACTGACGCCGCGGTCGCCAAGCTGGTCGCCGGCCTTGAGGACGCGGACGACGACACGCTGATCACCTACCGCGACGACGACGAGTACAAGGCCGGCGTGCGCGGGACGAGCTGGTCGGAGGGCTGGCACGGCTGGACGGCGTCCTGGCACCGGCAGGTGTGCGCCCGCGCCGCCGCGCTGACCGGCGCCCGCATCGACTACGCCGACCTCGACAACAACGACGCGTGAACCCGGCCCTGCCGACGCCCTCGTTCTCGCCAGATCAAAGGATTCGTCAACGTATGAAATTACGCCCCTACCAACAAGAGATCGTCAGCAGCGTATGGCGAGGGCTACGGGACGGCGGGAACGGCCAGATCCACATGGCCTGCGGCAGCGGCAAGACGATCGTCGCCCAGCGCTCCGCCGAGCAGCTCCTGCCCGGCGGCGGGACCGTCGCCGTCCTCGCGCCTTCCCTCTCCCTGGTCGCACAGACCCTGGCCTCCTGGTCCCGCAACGCCCGCCAGCCGCTGGATGCGCTGGCGGTATGCAGCGACGACACCGTCGCGGATGCCGCCGTACACACCCACGACCTGCCCGTGCCGGTCACCACTCGCACCGAGGACATCACCGTCTGGTTGCGCCGGCCGTCTGCACCCGGGATCCGGCTGGTGCTGTGCACGTACCTTTCCGCGGTCCGGCTGGCGGACGCGGTCCTTGCGACCAGCCCGCTGGACCTCCTGGTCCTCGACGAAGCTCACCACCTCGCCGGCCGGGCCGACTTCACCACCCGCAAGATCCTCCAGCCGGGCCGGCTCCCCGCCCGGCGCCGGCTGTTCATGACAGCCACCCCTCGTGAGGACCTGCGCATCAACGCCGGCATCGACTCGCTGCCGATGGTCGGCATGGACGACGAAACCGTGTTCGGCCCGGTCCTGGGCCGGTATTCCTTCGCGCAGGGCATCACCGATGGATACCTGGAGGACTACCGCATCGCGGTGATCGGCGTCCGGGACGCCGAGGCACGTAAGCTGCTGGCCGACGAGGGCATCGAATACGTGGATGCGCTGGGGGCACCGTCGCTGCAAACCGTCGTCGCCCAAGTCGCCCTAGGCCGCGCCCGCCAGCAGTACGGTATCCGACGCGCCTTGACCTACCACCCCCGCGTCGACGCGGCCGCCGAGTTCGCCCGCACCCTGAAACACGCTGTATCCCGCACCTCGCCCACTGACCAGGACCACCTCTACGCGGCACACATCCACGGCAAGATGGACCACCGGGCCAGGGGCAGCATCCTCAACCGACTGCGGCACACCCACGGCTGGACGGTCATCAGCAGCGCGCGATGCCTGAGCGAAGGCGTCGACCTACCAGCAGTAGACGCAGTCCTGTTCGGACATCCCAAAAGATCAGCCGTGGATATCACCCAAGCGGTCGGGCGAGCGCTGCGCCGGGATCCGCAGGTGCCAGGCCCCTCAACGATCATCGTGCCGCTGGTGGTGCCCGAAGAAGACGGCGAGATCGGTGACTTGGACCCTGGCGACTACGAGACCCTGTGGCAGGTCGTGCGTGCTCTGCGCGCTCACGATGAGCCACTGGGGGTCGCACTCGACAGCCAACGGAGCAAGAACTCCGCAAGTAACCCACAACTACCCGATAAGATCACATTCGTCCTACCGCCCGGCACGAGCCAAGATTTCCTCGCCCAGGTGAAGCTGATGCTCGTGCGCCAGAGCACCAACCCCTGGTGGGAGGGCTACTACGTAGCCGCGCGCTATTACGAAGAACACCAGCACCTGCTCGTGCCCGCCGAGCACCGCACAGAGCACGGCTTCCGCCTGGGGGGCTGGATCGCCCAACGCCGCCACGAATTCCGACGCGGCCGTCTCAGTACAGACCGCGTCGAGAAGCTCACCGCGATCGGCATGGTCTGGGATCCCAGTGCCGAGGCGTTCGCCGTGAACCTCGACACCGCCGCTTCCTACCGGGCCGAGCACGGGCACCTGAACGTACCGCAGTCGCACCGCACCGCGGACGGGGTGAGCTTGGGGATTTGGCTCAGCAAGCAGCGATCCCTACGCCGTAGCGGAAAACTGGCCCCCGAAAGGCAAGCAGCGCTGGAGGCTCTCGGCTTCAAATGGGACCCGAACCGCGTCGAAGAAGCATGGGCCGCCGGCATCACCGCGGCCCGCCTCTACCATCGCGAGCACGGCCACCTGCGGGTACCGCGTGAGTACAGCACGCCCAGCGGGCACAAACTCGGTGCCTGGCTCACCACCCAGCGCGTCAAGCACGGCAGAGGCACCCTGCCGCTGGAGCAGAAGTCCGCGCTCGACGAGCTCGGCATGGTCTGGGACAAGATCGACGTCCGCTGGTGGCAGATGTACGCCGCGGCGCAGCAGTTCCACGCCAAGCACGGCCACCTGCACGTCAAGCACTCCTACACCGCACCAGACGGCACCAAACTCGGATCCTGGATCCTGTACCAGAGACAGTTGCGCAGTGGAGTCAAAAAGGGCGGCATCAGCGCCGAGCGAATCACGGCCCTCGACGCACTCGGCATGCGTTGGTAACCGGGCAGCAGCCTCATGAGACGTGCCTGGTCCCCATACCTCACCCTCTGCCCTGCCGCCGGCCGCGCGCCCGGAGCCGCCGCGCCTTCACGGCGACCCACACCCCGCCGAGACCGGCCATCGCAGAGCCGAGAATGGTGGTCTGAGGCGACGGCGGGTTGTCACTCACCATCCAGACAATCCACACCACGGGCATCGCGGCGACGGCCCCCAGAACGGCGCTTTGTGCGAGCTTATGCGCGGGCGACATCCGAACCTCTTCGTCAGCTGGGCAATCACGCAGGCAGCGCAACTCATCCTATGCGCCTAACGAATCCCGCGCAGGAATGAAACGGATGCCGACCCCGGCCGGTGCCTGGCGGATGCCCCCGCGGGGCCAGGTTCAGTCACTTCGGGTAGGCGCCATCACGAGGCGAACGTCGTGCATCATGAGCCGTAGCAGTGCGGGAACGCTTCGCCAGCCAGCATTCAACAGCCCTTTCATCTCCTCATCCGCTGCGGCTTTCAGCTTGGCCAGGTCCACAACCGATGACGGACCGCCGCTGGAGGGAGCGCACATCTCGGCGTGGTAAGCGCGGCTGGCAGGCATCGATGTGTCGAACTTGGTCTCGTCGCTCATACAGCAAGAACGACTGGCGTCCGGCATAGGCAACGGATGGACAAGGCTGGACCGACCCGCCCGTTTTGAGTGCTTCGGCAAGTCTTTTCTGCTGGGGATTTTGTCCTACGTGTTCACCCTTTCGAGTGACACCCCTTGCCAACCTTGCCGTACATACGGCAAGGTTGAGTCATCGAGGTGAGGGGGGCAGCAAAGGCCCCCATCGCCGCCGGACCGAAGGGGAGCACCGTCATGACGACCACCACCAGCTACGGCACCTGGGTCACCCGCGTCGACCAGTACGCGCTCAACCTCGAGACCACCGTCCTCAAAGCCCTCGGCTCCTACGGCGGGGACGACTACGACATCGAGGCGATCAACATCGCCTACCACCACGCCATCAACGCCGCCCTGCCCGACGGGGTCTCCCTCGCCGGTGACGAGTTCATCGGACCGGCCTACGCCGCCGACCACGACTTCGACGGCTACCCCACCGACGACGACGGCAACCTGGACATCGGGACGATCGTCGAAGGGGTCGAACTGTGGCCGATCATCGAACAGCACGAGCTGTGGACGCTGGAGCAGATCGGCGTGGACGTTCTGAAGTCGAAGGCCAAGGACCCCGCGAAGGCCGCGTCAAGGACCATCTTCCGGCTGGGGCTGAAGCCGGCCGGGTACCGGCCGCATCCCGACTCGGGCCGCCCGCAGGCGTACTTCAAGGCCCGCAAAGTCGAAGCCGCCCTGGCCGCCCGCTCGGGGAAGGGTGCCCGTACCGACCTGCGCACCATGATCCTCGTGTCCGCCACGGTCGGCGACATCGTCCCCGGTCACGAGCGGACGGCGCGAGACAGCGGGCACTGGGCGGGAGCATGGTCCGGGTCATGGGCGGATCCTCACACGGCGCACCGGCCGGCAGGAACCCCCCGTCACGCCTGCCAGGTGCCGCGGATCGCGGACACGGTGAAGCCGGGGCCGAACGCGGCCAGAACGCCGGTCGTGCCGTGCGCGGGCGGTGTGGTGTGGGTGCGGGCGAGGACGTCCAGGACCGCGGGGCCGCCGAGGTTGCCGCACTCGGTGAGGGAGTCGTACGAGTGCTGGGCGTCGTGGTCGTCGAGGCCGAGGGCGTGGGCGACGTCGCGGATGATGGACGGCCCGCCGGGGTGGATGACGGCCCAGTCGATGATGTGGTTGTGGCCGAGCCAGTTGAGGACGGCGGGCATGGACTGGCCCGCGGCGGCGGGGGCTTGGCGGGTGGAGTCGAAGTGGAGGCCGGTCTGGTCGAGGCGGCCTTCGTACCGGTCGAGGCTGCCGGGGAGCCAGTACTCGAAGGTGTCGTCGATCCGGATCCCGGGCTCGAGGAGCTCGGCGGTGACGATGGCTGCGGCGGCGGAGTCCGCGAACAGTGCCTTGTAGATCATGCTGGGGATGCTGGTGTCTGCGTGGTTGTACGACGTCGACAGGGCTTCGGTGGCGACGACGAGGACCCGGGCCGTGGGGTGAGCGGTGACGTGGTCGGCGGCCCTTATGAGGGCGTGGGCGCCGCCGGCGCAGGCGAGGGTGGTCATGGGGAGGCGTCGCACGGTCGGCGGGAGGCCGAGGGCGGCGGTGAGGTGGACGTCGAGATTGGGGACGGACCAGCCGGTGGCGTGGGAGGTGACGACCGCGTCGATGTCGCTCGGGGTGAGGCCGGCGTGGGCGAGGGCCTGGGTGGCGGCTTCGGTGGCCATGGTGAGGCAGTCGTTGAAGGCGGCCCGGGTGCGTTCCTGGACGTCGGCGGTGCCGGTGACGGTGGGGGCGTCGAGGGGCCGGGTGAAGTGGCGTGTGGTGACGCCGCAGTTGGTGATGGCGCGGAGGATGACGGGCAGCCGTGGGTGGGTGGCGTGCCGTGCCCGGATGTCGTCGAGGATCTCGGCTGTGGTGATCTTGTGCGGGGGGAGCACGATCTGGGGTGTGGTGACGTAGGCGGGCATGTGTCCTCCGGCAGGGCTGGGCATGGCTGGTCTGCGTGCGGGGGTGGCCCAAACCGTACGTCCAAATCGTGTGCCGTGTTCCCCTGTAGGGGGAGGAATGCGGATTCGACTGCGGTGCCCTGGCCTGGCGGTGGCCAGGGTGCGCTGTTCCTCTGCTTCCGCTCCGGTTCTCCCGTTCCGGAGCATGCCGGCCGTTGGCCGTGCCTTGAGCGGTCCTGCTGTTCGAGGCGTGGGGGCTCAATGTGCTGGAGTCAGGGGCGTGTGGGGGTGCGCGGGCCTGGCGGGCAGGCCCGGAGTGGGGTCTGCGGCCGGGGACGGCGGGCGCCGGGCTGATACAGGAGGATCATCAGCCGGGAGCCGGTGCTGCCTTCGGGTTGTGCGGAGCACATGGTGACCCAGCCGGGCCCGTGGACGGCGTGGTGGATGGGCCGTTGGTCGCCGTTGGGGTGCACGTAGACGCCCTGCTCGTCGTACAGGCTGCGGGTGACCGGGTCGGCGAGGACGTCGCGTTCGATGGCGCGGAGGGTGTCGTCCTGGCGGGTGGCGAGGGCGACACGGAGCTGGGGCAGGATGAGGGGCGCCCACGCGGTTTTCCAGTCGGTCAGGACGTGCCGGGCCTCGGCAGAGAGCAGCATCCACCGCATGGTGTTGTCGGGGGTACGGCCGCTGGGGAACAAGCCGGCCCACTCGGCGTTGGCGGCGAGGACGTTCCAGGAGGCATCCGTGAGGTAGGCCATTTCGCCGATGGAGTTGACGGCGTGCTGCCAGGCGCCCGCGACGTGGTAGCCAGAGTCCTGGCTGAGGGGGCCGGGCGGGTCTTCGCCGCGGGCGTAGCGGTGGAGGGCGATCCACTCGTGTTCGTTCATGTCGAACAGGACGGCGATGTCGCGGAGGTAGTCGAGGGGCGGGTTCAGGTAGTTCCCGGACTCGAGGCGTTGGTAGGTGTTGATGGCTCGGTCGGTGAGATGGTCGACCTGGTGTTGGGAGAGGCCGGCGGCGCGGCGGCCTTGGCCGGTGGGGCGGGTGAGGCCGTGGGTTTCGGGTTCGATCGCGGATCGGCGTGTGGTGAGGAGCTGACGGAGCGGGTCTTGCTTCACGTTCCCCCCGTGTAGTGGGCATCTATTGCCGTGTGGAGTGTAAATATTCATGCGGTTTTTGGGTGGAAAAACGGCCCGGAGATAACCGGAACGGGTTAGGTCAGGATGTGGGTGCTGGGCCGCTGACCTGCCAGTTCCATCATCAGTGGTCTTGATGTGTACCCCGAGGGGAGATTGTCCCGGCCAGTTCGGAATGCGTGTTTTGAACAACGGTCAGGCAGTCTCCGCCCGGGGAGAACGGTGACGGAACGACGTTACGGGGGCGCGGGCCGCAACACACCATGGTGGGTTTCGCAGCGTGGCCCGCGCCCCCGGACGCCCGTCTCTCGTCACGGCCTCAAGACCGCGGCCGGTGCCGACACTCGCCATCACGCGCGGCCTCGACACCGGCCGCCCGCAGCCCTCTACCGGCCGTCGTCGACGAACTCGTGCGCGTCCCGGTGCGCCCCGCACACAGTGCCGAACAGATCCGCCCGGCATGCCCCGGGGCCCTCGTACGTGTGATGCCCGATCATCCCCATCGGCAGGGCCGTCTGACCGGCGATCCGGGCAGGCGGCTGGTTGAGGAGTGCCTCGAGGGCTTCCAGACGGCGCAGGATCTCCCGCTTCGACACCCGCCGCCTCACGAGCCCACCGACAACGGAATGTCGACCTGCCCTTGTACGGCGGCCACGACCTCGGCGGGAACGGTCCAGAGCCCGAGTTGGCCACGCACCGGGCGTGGCGGGTGCGGAACGGGCCGGACGTTCTCGAGGACCCAGTGCCAGGCGTTGGGGAATCCCCAGGGCGCGCAGCAGACGGGCTTCGCCGCCTGGTGACAGGAGGCGAGGGTGGCGACGGCGACGACCGCTCGGGAATGCCGCGGCCATGCGCGGACCATGTCGGCGGGCAGGACATTCTCGTCTTCCCCGGCGCCGGCGTGGATGAAGACCGTGGTGCCGAGATGCTTCTCCGGGATGGGCGTGGACCGGTTATCGATCCGCTTCGGGCCGTACGCGACAGCGGCGCTCCACGGGTACTTCAGTGTCAGAGCTCTCATGCTCGTTGCCTCCCGGAGTTGAGGAGGTCGGATACGGGCCGGTCCTTCTGAGCTGCCCTCCGGGCGCGTATGCGGGCGAGGATCTGTGCGTCGGTCGGCCGCTCCCAGGCGTGCATGCCCTGGGACGCGACCCACTGGCGGCCGTGGCTCCTGCGGTCGATGCCGCACCAGCGGCAACCGAACGGCGACGGCGGGGTGTGGTGGCGCATGATCACGGTGTGGTCTCCTCGGCGGACAGCGCCCGGACGATGGCGCTCGCGAGGTCTCCGACCCACTCGGCGTACTCGCTGTTCGGGTCGACGTTGTCGAGTCCGTAGTTGTGGAACCGGAAGTCGCGAATGGCCTGTGCGACGATCTCCTGCTGTTCGCTGATGTCCGGCAGGGCCTTCCGCAGCCGCTCAACCTCGACGGCCAGGGTGACCGCGATCTGGTGCAGCGCCTTCTCCGTGCCGTCGTTGCACGAGGCTGTCGACCAGGTCGACGTGCGCTCCTCGTACCGGCGGAGACGGGTCAACGCCACGGCCGGGGTGAGCGAGATGTTCGTCATGACGCTCCTTAAGGGGTGGGGTGGGCCCGCCCCGTTCGACGGGCCCACCTGATGCTGGGGAGGGAGGGAACTCTCAGCTGCCGCTCGCGATCTCGCAGGCGTCGTCGTAGCCCTCCCAGTTGTCCACGCCCGCCGCCTCCAGGGCGCGGAGGAAAGCGGCGTCCTTTTCCAGCTCGGCGACCCGGGCCCGCAGCGTTTCGGTAGCCTCTGCCACGACGGCGTCGACACGCCGCTCGAACTCGGCTTGGTCGGCATCGGACTTGTGAGCCATGTACGCGGACAGGCGGGCACGAGCGGAAGGGATGGTCGTCATGATGCTCCTCAGGAGTTGGGGCAGGGCGAGTTGGGTGACGGGGCGAGTTCAGGGTGTCGCGGATCGGCATCTGCGCTTGCCTTGCTCTCCCAAGGCCGAATGTGGCGCCCGGAAGGTCAACGGAACCAGTATTACACCCTAAGCATTGTGCATGCAATGCTTAGGGTTCTTGTTTGTGGCGACATGCGTACCTCCTGATCCCGGAGAGGCAGTTCTGTGCCAGAGTCCCGGCATGGACAACGAGAACAGCAGAAACCAGCAGCCGAGTTCGGCACAGGACGCATCGGCCGTGGCGGTACCGGGGTTGAACGTCATCGGAGCGCGGATAGCCGCTGCGGTCGGCGAGCAACTGGCCCAGCGGGTGGTCGGGCAGCAGGTGGCTGAGCAGGTGGCCCGGATGCACCGGACCTCCTACATGGGCATGGCCCAGGTCGCTGCGGTGCTCAGACAGAACCAGCCGGTCATGCAGCGAGCGGCCGCGGCGGCATCCGCCGCCTTGGCCTCGGCGGAGTTCCACCAGCAGATTGTGGCCCGGGCGGTAGCAGGGTCCGGCCTGGCGGAGACGCTGGCCCGGGCGACCGCTCAGCTCGACCTGAGCGGCATCGTGGGCGGGGACGCCTACCTGTCCGTGGTGCGGGCACTGGACGAGACGTACAGCCTCGACGACGAGGACCTGGACGAGGGGCTCTCGGCCGTACCGGAAGGGCTTCTCGACGAGCTGGAGGAGCCCGCTCGGGTCTTCGCCGCAACGCAGGGACGCGGGCTGTCGTGGGAGGAACAGCGGCGCCTGTTCTACTGGTTCGTCGCCGCAGTCGTGTTCCTGCTGTCGTTGCAGGCCGTGGTGGAGAACGAGACGCTGAAGGAGCTGGCGGAGGACTCGGCTGTGCCGGCGGCGCTGGCTTCGGCTGCGGGGACTGCGGCGAACCGGTCATGGGATCGTCTCGTGCCGCGCCCTGCTGAGGACGTCGAAGGGGCCGGCCCCGATCCCGAGTAGCTGTCCGGTCAGGCGGGGCGGGTGATCCACCGAAGCCAGACGGCCAGCCCCGCCGTAGCCGCTGTCTGCCGGGTGGGGTGGACGCTGCTCTTGCTGGGGCCGAGGTCCGCGAGCCACCAGCGCCAGCCGTTCCGCCCCGTACGGGAAGCACCCCCGTAGGACGGCGCCACCACGATCAAGGTCTTCCCGTCGGCCACCACATGCCAGCGATGGGTCTCGGACCAGTCCGGTGCCTTCACCAGCTCGGCGGACTCAAGGAGCGTGCGGGCGGCACGGTCCGTCATGCGTTTGGCTGCCACGTCTGCCTCGCCTTCAGTGCGGACCGGCGTAGGCGATGGTGAGGACGGTCAGGGTCTGCGTGTCTGTACCGATGAGGATGACGGCGGTGACGTGCCCGCGGGCGACGGTGCGGATGATGCCGTCGTCCTGCCCGTACGGCTCGGAGTGTGCGAGCGGGTCTTCCTGCGTGTCGACGAGGCATACGGCGAGGTCACGGCGGGCGGCGTCGGGGAGCTGCTTGTAGGTGTCGAAGACGTCGGCGGGGAACGCGAGGCGGTAGGTCACGCGGCGCCCTGGCCGCGCCGCCGAGCAGCAGCGTCGTGGAGGATGTCGCTGGTCCGGTCGGTGACACCGGCGCCTGGGGCCGTCAGGTGCGACGGGAGGAGGTGGCCGACCTTGGCGGCGGTGCGGGCGGCTTCGATGCCGGGCGCCTCGTTCTCAAGCTGTTCGACGACCCTTGTCCACCGGTCGAGGGCGGCCGGCAGGGCCTCGATGGGGGTGAGGTTGACGTCGTGGAGGAGCTGCTGCCGGAGAGCAGAGTGCGGGAGGGCGTGATGGAGTCGGTCCACCGTCCACGCTTCGTGCCCCATCCCGGGCCCCCTCTCCTCTGCTACTGCGCTTCCTACTGCCAGGGTAGCGCCAGAGAGCTGACGGCGAGCCCGGTTCAGCCGCGAGCGGCACGTCAGGCGTCCGCGGTCCATGCTGCGACCGCTGCCTCTACCGAGCGGGAGTCCCATGTCCGCCATGAGCCGTCGGTGATGGGGCCGGTCGACAGGTAGCCGCGTAGCGCGTTCGCTGCGGAGCAGGCGACCTGTTGGGGGCTGGAGTAGGTCAAGACGGCCTCGGGGTCGAGTTCGTGAACGTTCCGCCCGCCGCCGCTCTCGATGAGGTGCCAGCCGCGGTTCTGGTCCCAGCCCAGGTGCACGCCGTGCTGCCAGGTGTCGGGCGAGATGTTGGAGGGGGCGAACGTGATCCAGCCCTCGAGGAGTTCGCCATCCTGGGTGCTGGTGCCGCCGTCGATGACGGTGATGTCGTAGGCGGCGAAGGCTTCAGCGACCGCGCTGATGTACGGGTCGTGGGGGAGTTGATCTGTCATGGTCGGTCCTTCGTAGTCCAGCGGATTGGCCTGCTCCTGGCGGAGGTAGTCGACCGCCTCGCGGTACGTGGTGATGTCCACGTACTCCGCCAGGTACTCGACCAGGAGACGCCGCTCGTCGATGTCGGGGTGGTCCAGGAGCGCGATGGCGCAGGCGTGCTTGATGCCCAGCTCGTCTTTGAGGTCGGTCAAGGCCTTCTTGCGCGCGTGGTCCTTCGGCATCTCAAGCTCTCGTTTCTGCGGCTCGCGTGATCCCCAGACTCACCGGCCGTCAAGAGCGAGACCAGTGGAGGCAATGCGGTGGAAGGGCGGCTCGGCGCGGGGCACCTTCGGTTGAACGCGTCCGGTCTGGGGCCGAACGTACCGGGCCACGAGCCGGGCCCACGGTCAGCGACCGCAGACCTGACTGTACTGCACGACACTGACGGAGAGGGGAACTGCCGTGACCGGGCACAGGCCCGTGTCAGCTCTCCTGGGCGCGGAATCCGTCGACGCCGGCCGCCACCGGGTCCGGCGCGGGGGAGACGTACTCGGCCACCGCCCGGCGGCACCAGGCGGTGACGCCGGGGGCGCGGTCCGCTTCGATCTCGGAGTCGAGCTGTTGGTTGGCGATGCGCTCTGCGTCGGCGGGAAGCAGGTGGCGGTCCATGAGGTCGGCCAGGGCGTGCCGGACCGCCGTACGCTCCGGACCTTCGGGAAGGGCCCGGCGGGCGGTATGCAGGGCCCGGGAGATGGCGGCCTGCCCCACGGCCAGGACGTGGCGGTACTTCTCGCCTCCCTCGGCGAGCCGGGCGATTGCCTGCTCCTGAGTGAGGCCGCCGCGATCAGCGAGCGCGTCCACCAGGGCGTCCTCGTGAGCGCGGCGCATGGCGTCGATCAGCTTCGTGCGCTCCTGGTAGGTGGGCTCCGGAAACCGGCGCGTCAGCTCGCGGCCCTCCTGGGTCCAGTCGTGCAGGTCCCGGTCCGGATGGCGCGGCCCCCACGACTCCGCCCACTCGTACGGGCCGCCGGCTCCGATGCCGAGCACGGCCGCGATGTTCGAGGACTGCCAGTCGGTCCACACCAGGGTGCGCCAGCCGGTGCCGGTCCACACGATCAGCGACGAGTTCGGCGGCTGCTTCGCCCCCTGGTACCAAGCGGGCTCGGGGATCTCGGACCGGTCCGGGGAGGCCGGGCGCGGGCCTGCGGCGAGGGTGCCGCGCTGCTCGCCCAGGGCGGGCGGCCGGGGACGGGCCGGAGCGTCCGGGGCCGGGAGGTACGTGTCCCTGGCGACGGAGACGATCCCGTTGTCCGAGCCGTGCTCGATGACGTCGGCGCGGGCATGGTCGCCACGGTGTGCGGTGTACGCGCGGGCGATCAGGCGTGCGTCGTCCCGGCTCGTACACCAGCCGACGGTGCTCCAGGCCGAGGTGCCGCCGCCGTAGTCCTCGCCCAGCACCTTGCCCTCGTGCCCGAGGTCGACCCAGACCGCGACCTGCCAGCGCAGCCCCGGCGCCGGTGAGAACTCCTGCGGCGGGTCCACGATCCGGCCGGGCCTTTCCACGGGCCAGCCGGTGTGCTCCCAGATCCACTGGCCTTCGTGGAGCCGGGCCCACTCAGGCATCGCCACCACGGTCACGGTGCCGTCGGCCGCGCGGACCGGCACCGGCACCCGGGGCCCGCGGCTGGTCGAGGTGTAGCCGGAGCGGTTCGGCCCGTACTGCGTCTCGCGCAGCACGTAGCCATCGACGGCGGCCTCCACCGACGCCCACCGCGTCCACTGTGGGGTGACGCCTTTCTCCTCGGCCCGCATCCGGGCCTCCACGACCTCCGGGTCCGGCTCGGCCATGCGCACGGCCAACGGCTGCCCCTCGGCCGCGAGCGCCCGCAGGCCGTCCACGACCATCCGGTCGCCCTCATCCAGCGCGTCGGTGTCGAAGATGTCGAGGTGAGGGGGGAGCGGATGAGCGCCCGTCTCGTGTCGGAGGGCGGTGGTGTACTTGGCGCCGGCGCGAGCGGCGGTGCGGGCTCGCTTCGCTGCGGTCGGCTGCTTCTTCGGCATGACGTCTCCCAGCCGGACAGACCCACGCTCCTCCGGCCATACGTCAGGGGCCACAGAAGGAGAACGAACAGCGCGCTCAAGGCGAGTGGTGAGCTACGCGGGCCCCTGGAGACCTTGGCCGCCCCCTTGCGGGGCTGCCCGCGGCGTGGGCGCGGGCTGAGCGGCGACCGGCGGTACGCGGCTAGCCGGTTGGTGCATGACCACGGTAGCGGGCGGCACCGGCAGAGCGCCGAATCTCGAGCGGACCAAACCGTTTCCGAACTTCCCTTCGGCGTGTCGGGAGCGGGCGGCGGGGCACCTCTGGCACTTCTTCCTGACCGGGGTTCCGTAAGTGCCTGTTTCCGAAACCCACCTGCCCAATACCGGCCCGCCCCACAGTCGTTGACCGAACATGAGTCGAAAGAAGCGCCCGCAGACACGCATAGGGAAGCGGCTCCGGTGCACCCGGTGCGGCTGCTACGCCCCGAGGGACCTCACGTCCAAGGCCGCCTCGACCTGGACAGGCGAGTGGGAGGGGGGACGCTTGGCCCTCATCTTGTGCCCGCAGTGCCAGACCCCGCTGGAGAACGCTGCCGCGGAGGCGAACGACGCCGAGCTGGCCGTCGCCCGTGCTGGTGGCGGCACGTTCCTGCCGGATCCGGTGCTGTGCATCACCGGCACGATGGAGGACCCCGGGACCATCCTGTACGGCCGCGACCACCTCCAGCGCATCCGCTCGGGAGGACAGAACGAGACCATGTGCCTCGTTACCCAGCTCCCGGCCGATACCCGGTGCGTGCCGATCACCGGCGGGGTCATGGTCTATCTGCCCGGCCAGCAGGCCGCCCCGTAACGCGAACGACAGGACACAGAGCGGGGCCGCGCCGCGCATGCCTGAGTAAACGAAAGCCGGCCCGTCACCCTGTGCGGTGACGGGCCGACTTGAGGGGCACTGATCAGTAGGGCGTATCGGCGGGTACTGAGCTACTTCTCCCAGGGGAACTTGAGCTTGGCGCGGGCTTCCTTCTCGGCGGCGCGGGCGTCCTTGATCTCGGCCTGGACTTCGGCGCTGCGGGCCCGGTGCGCGGCGTCCTGCTCCGGGGTGAGGGGGGTGCCGACGGGCCGGTAGGGCTGGGAGTCGAGGGCGTCGTCCAGCCGCTGGCGGGCGGCTCGCCATGTGGAGTGGCCGGCCTCGTAGGCGTCCTGCTCTTCGCGGTTCCGGCCCCATAAGCTGCGTGACATGACTGGTTCCTTTCTTCCGGGTTCAGGTGGTTCGCGGTCGTGTCAGTGATCCCGCTGGTTACGGCGGATCCGGGCCACCCGTCCGTGGAAGGTGTGGTGGCCCGGAGCCATCCCCAGGATGGCACATGAAGCATTGAATGGGCAACGCTTCATGGTGATTCTATTGGGCGGCGTGCCACCGTGAGGTCAGAACGGCGCGGCGCTGCTGTACGCGGCACGCTGCTCAGACGTCCCGTACTGGGCGGCATACATGGCCCGCAGGCGGGCCGTCTCCTCCGCCCCGTCGTCTACCGACTGCTGCTCCTCAGCGGCGAACTCCTCATACGCCGCCGCATCGGCACCGTCCCGGTCAACCGTCCCCGAGAGATCCTCGACGACTACAGCACCGACACCTGCGGCCGCGCGACGCTCGCGACAGTTCCGGCAGACACCATCCGCCGGCGCAGCACCCTTCCCCGACGCGGGACAGGTCGCACAGTCCCACCAACTCGCTGCTGTGGGCCGTTGCGCTGGCACCGAGCCCTCTGAGACGCCAGCAGACACCTCCGCCTCCCGGCGGCGCCTCTCCGCCCGCCGGTCCGCGATCCGCTCCTCACACGCCCGGCACTCCGCCCCCGTGTCGACATTCCGGCCGTTCTCGCAGCGAGGATCCGCACACGCGAACCGGTCTCCACGCCGCAGCGGTCGCACCATCGCCACCGCCGCACCCACCGGACTCAGGATCTCCCCCGCATAGTGCTTGTCCGCCCAGCCATGACGGTCCCACCGGTACACGATCCGCTCACCCAGCTGCTCGACCGTCCGGTCGTCCTCGGCCATCGCCGACAGAACGGCATCCGACACGGCCGGCACGTCCGGCAGACCGGCCAGGAAGTCCGCAGGGAAGAACGCCCGGACGGCCCGCACCTGCTCGAGCTGCGCCCGCGTATGCCGGGCCGCCGCCTTGCTGCTGCTCTTCCCGGGCCCACCGGGCCGCATCTGGTCGTGCTCCTGGTGATCGGGCAGGCTGGTTTTGCTGGACGCGGCGAAGCCGCATTCACGCGCGCACGCGCTACTACCGGTAGAAGAAGTCCTACGGACGTCCACGGGGCTACGCCCCGAAGGGGCATCGCTCTCGTCTTCGTAGTTCGTGTGCGTGGAAGAAGTCTTATTCCTTATATGAGCACCCCCCTGACCGGGGGTCGGTCGACCGAGGGCCCCTGAGGGGGGTGTCGGTCGCGACCCTGAACCGGCGTTCGAGGACACCTCGGAGGGTGCGTTTCCCCAGGTCGGACCGACACCCCCTTTCGGCGGGGTCGGTCGTTCTGAGGCGGATCCTGGAGCGTTTCGAGGGTCCAAGTGCGTCGGCTCCACACGGTGAGACTTCACGTTCCCCTCCGCGTAGATCTCCTCCACCATCGCCGCCACGTCCTCGCGACTGAACGGGATCGAGTCCACCGTGAACGTCGTGTACCAGGACCCGCCGCGCTTCACGACGTCCTTCCCGTCCTCCACAACTGACTCAGACGTGGCCCGCTGAACCTTGAACTTGACGACGTAGGCGTCCTCCACCAGAGATCGCATGGCCTTGGTGAGCGACTTCTCGCCCTCCTCGTACCGGCCGGCCAGGCTCTCCACCGTGACGTCGTCGCCGTCCTTCGCTCGAATCAAGCAGGTCAGCAGCCCCACCCCCAAGACCGACGGGAGACGATCGATAGCGTCGTTGTCGATCGCGGCGAACCGGCGCGGCCGGGACACGCGCTTCCTCATGCGCTCACGTCCGTACGGAGGATCACGCTGCATGCACTTGTCGGAGATCCGCTCGGTGCAGGTACAGTCCTCATCAAGAGTCTGCTTTCAGAAGGTGGGACTCGTTCGATACAGCGGGCCGCGAACCCGCTGTGGTGCTTGGACGGCCGGTGAGCAATCACCGGCCGTTCGTGCGTTCTGATGCAACCAGGCGTTTGGTGCGGTATCGCTCCAGGTGGCGGCCTCATCGGCGGTTGTTCCCCTGGTCTGACTTGCGCCCTCGCCCGCCAGGCCGCGGGCGGTTTTGGAACTGCGCCAAGAAGACGCCTGTCTCCATGGTTCTGGCCCTGCCAGCCATCACATAGGGCATCTGGTTCGGACCGTCTCCGAAGGGCCAGTCCTGCGCGTTGCGCGCGATGTACCGCAGGCCGTCAGCCGTGATGCTGTCGGCGAGACCGAGCCTGACCAGTAGTTCGGCTCCGGTCCTGAAGGTCACAAATGGGGGCAGGTTGAACGCCATCAGACGGTCACCTGCCGGGTGAAACTTCGACTGAACCGAAGTTTGGGTACGCTCATGATGAATCTCCCTAGCGGATGGTTCACGTGGCCGTTTTCTTCGCAGGTGGCGGCCATAAGGGTGGTCGGCTGGTCTGGTACACCGGTCGGCCACCGCCGCGCTCAAGCTGGCTGCTGGAACGCGTCAGAAATCAGGCGTCACCAACCCCTTCCCGTGCTTCCGTCCCGGGAGCCCGAAGCGACGTGGTCCAGCGGAGGATGGTCGAGCCCTCGGCTACTTTCACTGCAACTTCAACGACGCGGCCGTCCTCCAGCGACACGGTACGGACGATCTGGGTCACGACGACCTCCGCAGCGGTCAGCCCCAGCGCATCCTTCTCCGACGCCGTAGCCAGCCGGCTGGTGACCTCCTCAAGCACTTGGTCCTGGGCCACGCCCAGACGTGATGCGGCGAGTTCCCGTGAGGCCCCAGTGGATACCGGCTCTTGCAGCTCGGGGGTCACCGCTATCACGTAGGCGGGGTAGTAGCTGCTGCTCAGGTGAACTGGTACGTCACCCCGACTTACTACTCGGCGCCGCACCTGCACGGGCGTTCCCGGAGCGACGTCGAGCCGGGGAGCGACGAGTGCGTCGGCACCGACGGTGCCCACCTCGAGGATCCGTGACGACTCGCCACGGTCAAGAGCGCTACCTGTAGCGGCATGCAGGGCTACTCGTGTTCCGATGTTGTTGCTGGCCGGTGCGGCCACGACCGTCCCGACACCTGGCTTGGTGAGGGTCAGTCCCTCCATCTTGAGTACCCGGTATGCGCGGTTCACGGTCGTATGCGCAACGCCGAATTGGGCGCTGGCTTCCTTGTAACTCGGGATCGTGTCGCCGGGCCGGAGCGTTCCGTCCTGAATCTGCCGCCGAAAGTGCGCGGCGATCTCCGCGTACCCAGGGGTCTCGGGCATGGCCTGCCTCCTCTCTCTGTTGTGCACTGCTCACTCCGTTGTGTGCAGCGGTTCCCTCTTGAGGTTAGTCCAACGAAACATGTAGCGCTACTACTAGCGCATCGTGCCGCGAGTGGTCTACATTGAAGTGGTCGGGAACGGCGGAAGCCCCAGAACCGCCGAAAGGCCCAGGTGCGCATACACCTAGGCCTCTCAGGGGCCCCGAAGGACCCGGCGAATCGTCCCACCTGCGCATACAGGAGGCTGATCCATGAGGGATCGTACAGAAAAATTCGCCCAGCAGACTGACGAGGCGCTGCGCCGGGTGGTGGCCGAGCAGATCGGGCCGCGTCGGCCCGGTGTCCTCTACGACAACCAGGACGGCATCTTCACCGTCCTCGACGTCATCACCGACCCGTCCGAGGCCCGCCGCATCCTGAAGCGGCGCGCGGCCCAGTTCGCGGTCACCGTCCACGACCACATCACCGGCACCGTGTCCACCATCGGCACCGTCTGGACCGGCAGCGACCGCGTCCTGAAGGCGGTGGCGGCGTGATGGAGATCCTGAGCGCTATCGCGACCGCCGCGATCGTCTACGCGTTCGTCGGCCTGATCGTGGGCCAGCTGAGCCAGACCCGGCGTCGGCTGGACAAGCTGGCCAAGGCCCCCGACACGACCCGCCGTACGGCTTCGCAGGACGGTGCGTGATGGACGCCAACGACCTGCACGCCCTCAGCTACCTCGCTCAGCTTCAGCGCCTGACCCCGGCCGACAGCACGGAGAACGCCGTCCGGATCACGCTCCGCAACGCGGCCGGCGAGTACATCGGCGAGGCGCCGCTCCCCGCCGACGCGGTGAAGTCCCTGACCGACGCGACCGAGGTCATCGCCGACTACCGGCAGGCCAACCCCCTGATCCCGTACACGCTCACCAACGGGACCGAGGGGACTGCCCCGGAACTCGACATCCCCGACGTACCCGTCGACAGCGAACTGGACCCGGAACTGGTCGCCGACCTCGAGGACCACTTCGCCGCGATCGACCCCAACTCGTACCTCAACGACGTGTTCTCCGCCGAACACCCCGAAGCCGCGGCCGCCGCCTACGAGCAGCTCGTCACCGGCGAATGGGACGGCGACCTGTGATGCGCGACCCCATGGGCCCCGTCCACACCCCCGCGAACGCCGTCCCCCCGCTCGACGACGAACTCGCCGGCCTCCTCGACGACACCGCCGGAGTCCACGCCGGAATCGACCTCATCCGGCAGGGCCTGCACCTCCTCGCCCTCGACCGGCTCACCACCGACCAGACCCAAACCGTCCTCCACGTCCTCGCCGACGACGACGGCCTCGACATCCTCACCGGCATCGCACTCCTCGTGCAGCGCCTGACCGACCCGGACACCAACCCGGCACTCCGCAGCCTGCCCCTCGCCCTACAGAAGACCGTCCGCCACCTCGGCGAGCAGCACGGCCACGAAACCAGCTACCTCAACCGCCAGCCCCTCGCCGACGCCATCGGCCTCATCGACCAGGACACCTGACCACATGCCCGACGACAGGAAGCCCCGCCCGAACCCGATCACCAGCACCCCCGCCACGCACGACGCCTGCCAGCGCGACTACCAGTCCGGCAGCGGTGCCCGCCAGGCCGCCGCGAACCAGCAGGCATTGCAGAACGCCAAGAAGCCCCGCCCCTGACCACCCTCCCCGCGCGGTGTCCGGCCGCCGAGCCGACAGACGGCCGGACACCGCCACCCCCACCCGGCGCTGGCCTCGCTACGAGGCGGGGCGAGTGGCTCCGACGCCACGGACTCCCCGAGAACTACGGCGACTGAGCCCCGAGCACGACCAGACCACCCGCCCCGAACAGCCCCGGAAGGAGCACGCACCCCATGGCCACCCAGACCGTCACCGACACCAGCCACTGGCACTGGACCACCGAACAGGGCCGCCAGCACTTCGACCAGGAGCACGCCGACATCCCCGTGGAGGAGTGGCCGGGCGTCGACTTCGACACCTGGACCAACCTCCACCTCAAGGACGCCGCCTGATGCCCGCGGCCACCATCGCCTTCGGCTGCGGCGGAGGTCGGCACAGGAGCGCCGTAGCAGCCAACCAGCTCGCCCGACAGCTTTGCCGCCGCGGCGTCACCGTAACCGTCCACCACCGCGACATCACCAAGCCCGTCCTCACCCGCTGACCAGAAGGAGAACACCGTGCCCAAGAAGGAGAACGCCCGCCGCGCAATGGGCGAGTGGGTCGGCATCGTCGCCGACGACAAGGCCAAGGCCGACCGCCGCGGCGGCGACCCCGTCATGACCCAGGACCTGGCCGACGCCCGCGACCTGGCCAACGCGTTCGACACCCAGCTCGACGGCCCGACCCTGACCGACCGCATCACCGCCCGCGTCCCGGGCCTCCGCCGCTGACCCGGCCCGCCCTGTCGCCACCAGCCGCACCACCGGGCTGGTGACGTCAGAGAGGACCGGACCAACCGGACCACCGAACCTCAGCCCCGCCCAACCACCCGCGAAAGGACACCGATCTCCGTGACCACCGTCCCGGTCGGCCAGCAGCCGTCCAACACCCCCGTCCTCGGGGACTGGCAGCCCCTGCCCACCGCCGGGGCACCCACACCCCCCAGCACCCACCGCACCCCGAAGACCCTCGTCGCCCTGGCCACGCTCACCGTCGCCACCGGCCTGTACGCCGGCGTCGGCGGCCCCCTCCGCCTGCTCACCCTCGACCAGACCGGCCGCCGCATCGCCCTCTGCACCGCCGCGGCCGCCGCCCTCGTCCTCCTGGCCGCCGCCCTCATCAGCGCCACCCGGAACGCGATCACCAAGACCAAGAACTCCGACGCCGAGTCCCCGTCCGCCGGACAGGCCGCCGTCACCATCGGCGCCCTCGTCTGCACCGGCGTCGGCATCAACACCGCCTGGGGCTTCACCCACACCCACCTCAACATCACCGACACCTTCACCCGCATCGCCCTCTGCGGCACCGGCGAAATCGTCCTCATCGCCCTCGGCCTCGCCGCCCGCGACAACCTCAAGCGCGACAACGCACCCGGCATGCCCGGCCTCCTCGTCTGGATCATCACCGGATTCCTCGCCGTCCCCGCCTTCGCCGAAGGCGCCGCCACAGCCGAAGGATTCTGGCAGGGCCTCACCGCCGGCGCCTGGCGCGCCGTGTTCGGCCCCATCGGCGCCGCACTCCTGTGGCACCTCGCCATGGGCCTCGAGATCCGCGCCGCCGACGCCACCGCCCGCAGCATGAGCGTCCTCGCCCGCCTCGGCCGCCGCCTCAGCCAGAAGATCCTCGCCACGTTCGGGGTCGCCGACACCGACACCACGACCACCGAACTCCTCCGTCAGCGCGCCCGCGTCAAGGCCGCCAACCTCACCGACCGGTACGACGCCCTCAGCGACAAGAGGAAGGGCGGATGGCGCGGCCGCTGGATCCGCCGCCAGCTCCGCGCCGCCCTCCGGGCCGCCAACGTCGCCCACGACCCCGCACAGAAGACCGCCCTCCTCGACGACCTAGCCGTCTCAGCCCACGCCCCGACCCTCGCCCGCCTCGACCACAGCAACCCCTGGGGTCTCCCCACCAAGCCCGAAGACACGGAGACCAGTCTCGCGACCCGGCAGATCTCCACCCCGGCGGTCTCTCCGCAGAAGGAGACCAGGGGAACGGTCTCACCTCAGCGAGCAGAGACCCCCCGCACCGGAACCGAGACCAGCCCCGCCCGGCGCGCGGAGACCATCGAGACCACCGAGACCGTGGTCTCCCGAGACCAGGGAGACCGAGGAACCAACACGGAGACCGAGACCGGAGACCGGTCTCCCGGGACCACCAACCCGGCAGAGACCAGCGAGACCGAGACCCGCTCAAAGGTCTCGCGCACAAGTCTCCCCCGAGAGACCACCTCGGTCTCCGCCATCGGAGACCGCGAGACCGAGACCCGCGCACTGGTCTCCCTCATGAGGTCTCGCAACGGCCACATGAAGGTCTCTCTCGACGACGCCATCGAGACCACCGGCCGCCCCAAGTCCACGGCCGCCAAACGGCTGAAGACAGCACGAGACCTGTACCTCGCAGAGACCACCGGAAGCGGAGAGACCGAGACCACGGTCTCCGAGGCGGCGGGAGACCTCAAGACCACCGAGACCGCGTGAGCAGCAAGAGACCGAGACCCCCCGGTGACCGACCGGCGAGACCAAGAAGGAGACCAACACGTGGCCCAGAACCAGATCGTCGAGACCGGGACGCCGTCAGCGTCCCGGATCCTCGGACGCCCCCACCCCGTACGGCCCCAGCCGGTGCGGCCCACGGCCGTAGCCCCTGGCCCGGCCGTGGCGCCGGTCCCCGACATGCCCCCACGCAGCCACCGCCTCCTGCCCCGCTCCCTCCGCACCCTCATGGCCGGCCTCGGCTGGTGGCAGGAACCGGTACCCCGCGTGCCGTCCGCGCACCTCGAGCAGACCATCGCCGTCCTCAACCACTACGGCTGGTGCAAGCTCTCCGACTTCTCACCCACCGGCCGCATGTGCATCCGCGGCGCCCAGAGCCTCCTCGAAGCGACCGGAAACGTCACCCCGGACAGCCGCGACCGGGCCGTCCGCTACATGCAGGACACCCTCGCCGAGCACGGCGTCACCCTGCCGTTCTACGTCTGGAACGACCTCCCCGACCAGCAGTTCTCTAACGTGCGGGCCTTCCTCACCACCGCCGCCCGAAAAGCACACCAGAACGGAGAATGACCAATGTCCCCCTACGACGACGAAGAATTCAACCGAATGGTGTCGCGTGAATTCCCTTCGGAACACACCGAAACCATCGACCCCTACCCGTACGGGGCACCCGCCCAGCCGATAAACCCGGGCCTCACCAAGCGTGGAAAGGCCGCCCTCGCTATCGGCGTCACCGTTCTGGCCGGAGGCGGGCTCATCGGCTGGCAGCACTACACCACCCAGCAGGCCGCCAGCGAAGCGAAGGCGCAGGAAATCGCCCTCAAGCAGCAGGAATTGCGGCTGGAAGAACTGAAGGAAATGAACCGCGTCAACGCGGCCAGCCAGAAAGCCCGGCACGCCGCCGACAACACCCGCCAGCAGCAGATCGACGCCTGTGTGAAAGCCAACAAGCCCCTGGTCAACAGCCAGCCGGGCGTCACCTACCGGAGCGTCGTCGACGACTGCCAGACCCAGTACGGCACCACCGACAGCAGCGACATGCAGGCCGCAGGCTCCACCACCCAGACCGCCGCCAGCGGTGACAGCGGAGGCATCAACAACGGTCTCCTGCTCGGCGGCGCGGTCCTCGCGGCCGGCCTCGTCGTCGCCGCGAAGAAGGCCACCCGCAGTAACCCCGCGTAGTCACTCACCACTCACCTTCCAGCTCGAGAACCCACCCAGGCGCTACCCCCAAGAGCTCCTGAACCGGGATTTCGGGCTGGGCGGTGAGTAGTAAGTGACTACCCACAGTGAAGGAGTGTTGATGGCGACCGACACGGTCCCCGCAGCTGTTCCCGGCCCGGACGACCCGCCAGCCGGCGCGTCCAGCAGCCCGCAGTCCGGGCTGCTGGCCTCCATGCTCGCCCCCGTCGATCCGGCCCGGCCCGCCTTCGACCTGGCCGCCCCCACCGCCAGCGAGGCAACCGCAGGCGGTCCCGCGCCGAGCACCTCCGACGCCTCCAGCGCCGCCTACCACGGCGACAACGAAACAGCCACAAAAGACGGAACGGCCGGGCGGACCATCGAGAAGAAAGGGATTTGGCGGGCGTGGCTGCTGGCCGGTGCGGCCCGATGGGGGAAAGGCGGAGGCGCCCAGAACAAGCGCCTCGACCTGGCCAAAACGAAAGCCCAGGCACGGCAGGTGAAAGAGACCCGGCAAGTCACAGTCAACCGCTCCGGTGGAATCCCTGGAAAGGCGTCAGCCGCGAACGGTCCGGGAGGGAAATCACTGGGCAACAAGAGCACAGGGCCCGGTCCGGTAAAAGACACGCGAAAGTCCAACGGGAGCCCGCAGAAGGGCTCCTCTGGGTATTCCGGTGCCAACGGAGCATCAGGAGCGGGGGGCGGTAGCGGCCGTGGGTCTGGAGGAGGCGGATCCAGCAGCGGAAACAGCAACGGATCTCCGCGTCCAAAGAATCCGAAGAATGGCGGCGATGGGGGCTCCCCGAAGCTGTCCAAGGGGCACGACGGCAAGGCCGGGGCGAGCGGCCCGTCCAGCGGCGGTTCAGGGGGCGGGAAGAACGGTGCCGCAGGCCCGGCCGGTGCCGCCGGCAAGGACGGCTCCGGGACGGGCGGCAAGGGATCCGGTTCCGGCTCGACCGCGGATGGCAAGAGCAGCAACGGGCCCCTCTCGAAGGGCGGCACCGGCGAGGGTGGGAAGCCGTCTGACGGCCCGTCCGGCAAGGCCCCCGGCGCGAAGGGCGGCCCGGGGGCAGACGGTACGCCCGGCAAGGCCGGCGCCGCAGGCCCTGGAGGGAAGAGCACGGGCCCGTCCGGCAGCAGCAAGGACAGCGAGACCGGCAAGACGGACCCGACCGGGAAAACCCCGCCGCCCGGAGAGCACGCGGAGAAGGGGAAGCCGTTCTCCACCCGCGAGTCCCGCGAGGCCGGATACCGCGACGGGACACGCGCCGCCCGGGCGGTCGCCCACGTCAAGGCATACAAGGACGGCGTCAAGGACGGCTGGGGCGACACCAGCGAGGCCGCCGACCGGGACAAAGACCGCCTCGACAAGGCACACGCATCGCGCAAGGCCGACCTCCAGGGCATCACCCAGGGCCAGGCGGTCCAGATCGAAGACGACGACGAACCGATGGAGGACCCGTTCATGTCGCAGGCGACGCCGATCCAGGCGCAGGGCATCGACGCAAAGAAGATCACCCTGGGGGAGGGCTTCCTGAAGCCGTCCGTGACCCGGGGAGAGCTTCGCCGCTTCAAAGACTACGAAGGCCGACTGGAGGCTCGCATCGACGGCCTGTCCAGGATCGCCGATGCGACCAAGATCCTGGCCGCCGAAGCACGCGAGCAGGCCGGCGACTGCCAGAAGCTCGCAGAGGAAGCCAAGGGAGTCAAGGGCGGAGAGAAAGTCGTCGGTCAACTCCAGAAGCTGGCCGACCTGGCGAAGGCCCAGGCCGACGAGGCGAACGAAGTCCACAAACGCGCCGGCAAGGCCCACGACTTCGCGAAGGCCGTCCTGTCCAACGTCCAGACCCGCTACGCCCCCCTGTACCAGGCCGTCGTCGACTCCGACGAGACGAAGACGGCCGAACTGAAGTTCTACGCCGACCGAGGCGTCACCCCCTCCGACACCGCGCTCGCGGCCTGACCCGAAGGAACCCGATCACCATGAGCAGCGACCTGACGTACAAGGCCCTCCAAGCGAAGGTGGCCAAGCTGGAGAGGAAGGTCTCCCGGAACGCCGACGACGTCAAGGCGGCAGCGAAAGTCATCGACGCAGAGGCCACAGAGACCAGCAGGGAGTCCGATCAGATGGCCGCGAAGTCCGTCGACAGGGACTCGGTGGCCGACTCCCACGAACTGTCCAAGGTCATCAAGGGGTTGTCCGACGGGATCCTGACCTACGCCGCCAAGGCCCAGGACACCGCCAAGCAGGCCACAGCAGCGGGCGACCAGGCCAGGTCCACCCACGGCGGCTTCCAGGAAGCCTTCGACCGGTCCAGCGTCGACGGCCTGGAGAACGTCTCCCGCGACTGGTTCGAGCAGGCATAGCCCCCGGCAGGGCGGGGCCGGGACGCACCCCGGCCCCGCCCCATATCCGCAGGCCATACAACCCACCCAGGAGTATCCCCATGACCACGCCCACGACCACCAGCCCCCGCGCCGCAAGCACCGAACGCGGCATTGCCTTCGTCACCTCCGCCGCCCCCATCGCCACCGGCATCCTCGCCCCGCTCCTCGACGGCGGCGCCGCGTTCACCGCAGCCATCGCCTACGGCGGAGCCGCCGGCTTCATGGCCGCGAACTACATGAACCGCCTCCCGCCCGAACTCACCGACAACCTCCCGGCCGGGGACATCGTCCGCGCCCACCGCTCCCCGATGTTCATCTCCACCCTCACCACCGGCATGTCCCTCGGCCTCGGCACACTCAGGGGCCTCGACGGCACGGACGCCCTCATGGCCGGCATCCTCAACCCGGCATCCATCCCCGGCATCGTCTCCCTCGGCTGGTGGGCCGCCGTCGCCCTCGTCCCCTGGAAGCTACGCAAGGTCCTGGCCCGCAAGACCCAGACCCGCCGCACCACCCACCCCCACGCAGCCAGCACGGCCGGCAAGCCCGCAAGCATCGCCGACGGCATCGTCATGGCATGGGGAACGCACATCTCCAACCCGACCACCGGAGCCCACAAACACCAGGTCCTCGCGAACGTCCTCGCGTACACCGACCCCGCGACCGGCACCATCCTCCGCTGGACCGGCACCATCCTGGCCCCGGCAGGAAGCGGCGTCTCCGTCTCCAAGGAGACCGTCTCCTCCGTCTACAAGGTCCGTCCCGGATGGGTCGACATCACCCCCGGCGACCATGCGGGAGAGGCCCGCATCGAGGTCAGCATGAAAGCCCCCGCGAAGCTGAACCCCTCCACCCTGGAGGGCGCCTGGATGAAGTACGTAGCCCGCCCCGGCGGCCTGATGGCGAAGACCCACCTGGAGGACGTCACCGACGACCCGAACACCGGCGGCCAGGCCGCATACGTCGTCGCCGACGAAGACCTCGACATCCTCAAGGCCCCCGACCGGAACGAACTCGCCGGCGCCATGCGCACCTCACCCCTGCTGATCTCCTACGAGCCGATCGCCACCAACCCCCGCAAGGCCATCATCCGCACGATGAAGGAAAACCCCCTGGAGAAGGGATTCGACTTCCCCGGCCTGGACGCCCTCAAGGCCACCAAGGGCGGCCGCGTCCCCTTCGGCAAGGTCATCTCCGGGCACCCCTGGATGTTCCCCATGTTCGACCCCGTCCTCGGCGCCCTCCACCTCGTCATCGCCGGCACAACCGGATCCGGAAAGGGCGGCGCCGCCCAACTCGTCTGCCTGGGCTACCACGCCAACGACGCGGCCATCCTCTACGCCGACCCCAAGGGCGCCTCCAACCCCGCGATCCCCAAGATGGCCGCCTACTCCGGCCTCCAGACATACGGCGCCCTCGGCGCCCTGCGGATCTCCTACGCGATCCTCATGCACCGCAAGGAGGAAGCCGCCCGACTGGAACTGAAGAACTTCCAGCCCTCCAAAATGCGACCCTGGTGCGCCACCGCCCTCGACGAGGCCGCCCAAGTACTCGGCCCCAACGTGCCCAACCGCAAGGAAGCCGTACACATCGTCAAGGCCGGCGCCAGCCTCGGCCGCTCCCTGGGCATGCCGTGGACCCTGATCAACCAGACCGTGAACCTGGACCAGATCGGCGGCGAACAAGCCATCCGCGCCAACCTGATCAACGGCGGAGCCTGGCTGATCCTGCGCACCGACTCCGGCCAGACCAACCTCGCCGACCTCCCCGACGGCTTCGAAGGCATCGACCCCGCCAAAATCCCCGCCGTATGGAAGTCCGAGGACGACTCTCTGATCTACGACCCGACCCTCCCCGAGGACGACCCGCGCCGCACCTTCGGCCTCGGATTCATGGGCGCCCCCGGCGGACGCCCCGGCATGGGCCGCACCTTCACCCTCGAGGACGCCACCCCGCACATCCGGCCCGACCAGGTCGCCGTCCCCGAGGACTTCCCCGGCTGGGACGACGCCACCCTGGAAGAGATCGCCAACACCCCGGTCCGCGGCTTCGAAGAAGGCGGCAGCGGAAGCGACCAGGACGACTCTTCCGCACCGAAGTACGTCAACGGCGTCGACCTGCCGAAGAAGGAACCCAGCGCGGAAGACAAAGTCATCCAGGCTCTCCGGGAGAACTCCGACCCCATGCACCTCGAGGCGCTCGCCGGCGCCGACCTGGAGCCGGACGACTACGAGATCCAGTACATGGACAAGACCACGCTGCTTCAGCAGACCGGGATGAAGGAGACGACGCTGTCCAACACCCTCGCCCGCCTCGTCAAGGAGCAGAAAATCCACCGGCCGCAGGACGGTACCCGCGGTACGTACGGCCTGGGCCCGGCACCAACACCCGACGAGTAACACCCCGGGGGAGAGCAGCCCGGACAAACGCCCGAACCTGTACCACCATGGAAGAGCACGGCCCGGGACGGATACTCATCTGTGTTCTTCCTGCGTCCCCGCGCCAGAAAGAACCCGGGCCGTGCAACAAGACCAACACCCTTGAGCCCCAGCACGGCACCCCCGGCCGTACAGGGTTCCCCCGGCCCCGCCAGCCTCCCCCGAACTGGCGGGGCCGACCCGTCTGAAGAACCAGCACCCGTGCCCTTGGCTTCCCGCCGCACGGGAAACCGGCCTCCCACCGGCAGGCCGCGTCAAAAGTGCCAGAGGTGCGCTACTGCCGAGCACCCCAGCATCAGTGGCCCGGCCACCACCGGGTCCGCGGCTACTTCACCGGCTTCCACGTCCCGCACTGCTCCGACTTGAACAGTTCTCCCGTTTGCACCGTCACCGTGATCCGGCGAGCCTGCGTCGCGAACTGATTGTCGATGATCTGCCCGTCCTCGGACGTCCGCTCCCAGTAGCAGTCCGCGAGCGCGCCCACCGTCCGGTACGTGCCCGCCGGCATCACCAGCACATCCGCCCCCGCATCCGCCGGGCCCGCTTTCACCTCGTACTCCCCAGACGACACCCACCGCTCGTAGTCACCCGACACCGCCTCCTTCAGCGTCGCCTCCCACTTCGGGCACAGCTTCGGGATCCCCGCCAGCAGAACCGCCTTCCCGTCGCCCTCCAACACGCCGCTCTCCGCCAGCCACTGAGGCCGCGACGAGCTGTCCGCCGCGCTCTCCGGCAGCGACGCGCATATATCCGCCACGAAGTCCGACGCTGCCGGATACAGGTCGTCCACCACCCAGCCCTTCTCGGACGCCAGACGGTCCACATCCCCCTCCGGCGTCGCCGGGAACGACTCCTCCGACTCCTCAACCCCCGGCCCCGACGACTCCGGCACCGCCGCCGGCGAACTCGTCTCTCCGCCCGGCCCCGAGCCCTCCGAACCCCCGCTCGAGCCCCCGCACCCCGACACCAACAACACCGCCGCCACCACGACAGCCCCCACCCCACTCACACGTCTCATGCCGCGCATCGTGACAGCCCGCCCACCGCCGGGGGAAGAATCCCGCCAGCATCAGGGATCATCGGTTACAGGCGCGGGGCCACACCTATTGAGCGGGAGCCCCCACCGCCATGCCAGCCTCCAAAGCCGAGCAAGCCGAAGTCGCCGCCCGCCGCGCAGAACTCATCCGCCTACGCCGCGCCGGCGTCCGGTTCGAAGACCCCCGCATCCTCGCCCTCGGCTACACCAGCCGCGGCGCCGCCACCAAGGACTTCATCCGCGCCATTGAGGAACGCCGCGACGAGCAGGCCGCCGAAGCCAGCGTGTACCGGCAGGAAGCGAACGAACGCCTCGAAGCACTCCTCGAAGCCCACTGGGAGAACGCTACCGCTGGCGGCGACACCAAGGCCGCCGAGCTCGTCCTCAAGCTCATGGACCGGCAGGCAAAGCTGAACGGACTCGACATGCCCGCCAAGACCGAGCTGTCCGGGCCCGACGGAGGAGCGGTCCCGGTCGGCCCGGTCGCGATTGCCGAACTGCGCGACCTCATCCGCACCGCGGGTGAACCCGACCTTGAGGACGACGACATCCCCGAGGACCCGCACGACGCTGATGATGGCGACACCACCGATGAAGACGCCTGACCCGCCCCTGGCCCAAGACGCGGGACAACAGCCCGACGTCGACATCGCCGCCGAGGCAGAGGAGTTCCTCAAGCTGGTCGCCCAGTACCGGCGTCTGAACCGGGCCCAGCGACGCCGTATCGCAATCGCAGCCAGCCCCGAGATACGGACCATTCTCGCTGGCGTCGAACGGGACATGGCCCTCAAGCGATCCCCGGGCTCCATGTCCGCGATCCTCACCGACGGCAAGGAGAAACAAGCCCGGCACCTGGACCTCATCGACCAGGTGTTCCGCGACATCGCCGCCGGCCGCCCCCGCAAAGTCCTCATCACCATGCCCCCACGGCACGGAAAGTCCCGCCGCGCCGCGCGCTGGGCACCCCTGTGGTACCTGTCGCGGCACCCCGACCACCGGGTGATGATCGCCTCCTACTCAGCCGACCTCGCCGACGACCACGGCCGGTGGATCCGCGACGCCATCAACACCTACGGACCCCAGCTCGGCCTCGCCCTCCACGCCGGATCCAAAGCCGCCAACCGATTCGACCTCGCCGACCCCGACACCGGTAACCGGCTCGACGGCGGCCTCGTCACCGCCGGCGTCGGCGGAGGACTCACCGGCAAGGGCGCGCACCTCGCGATCGTCGACGACCCCATCAAGGACGCCGCCGACGCCGAATCGCCCACCATGCGCCGCCGCCTCTGGGACTGGTGGACGTCCGTCCTCAACACTCGCATCGAGCCCGGCGGCAGCATCCTGGTCATCCAGACACGCTGGCACGAGCAAGACCTCGCCGGCCGCATCCTCGAAGGCGAAGACGCCTCCGACTGGACCATCCTCGACCTGCCGGCCATCGCCGACAGTGAAGACGACGCCCTCGGCCGTCCTGTCGGAGAACCCCTCTGGCCGCTCCGGTACGGACGCAAGGCCCTCGAGAAGATCCGGCGCGCGGTCGGCGAACGCGTCTGGTGGTCCCTTTACCAGCAGAAGCCTCGCCCGCTCGAGGGCGGCGTATGGCAGTGGCCGTGGATCACTGACAACCGGCTCACCCCCATGCAGTTCCGAGGCGTCGACCTCACCCGCATCGTCGTCGCCGTGGACACCGCGGGCGGGGATGACGACGTCAACGACGAAACCGGCCTCTGGGCCGGCGGGCGCGACAACACAGGGCAGCTGTACGTGCTCGCCGACCGCTCCGACCGGATGGGAGCAGACACCTGGGGACACGCGGCCTGCCGCCTCGCCATCGAGCTACGCGCGGACGCGATCGTCGTCGAGTCGAACTTCGGCGGCGACATGGCCAAGCAGATCATCCGCCAAGCCTGGAAGGAGCTCACCGAGGCGGGCGAGACCGCTGGCATGTTGATGCCAGCCATCATCGAAGTGCACGCCAAGCAGGGGAAACGCCTGCGCGCCGAACCAATCGCCCAGCTGTACGCCCAGGGCCTTGTCCACCACGTCGGCGAGTTCCCGCGCCTTGAGGGACAACTTGTCACCTGGATCCCCGGCATGGACTCCCCAGACCGCATGGACGCCTGCGTACACGGACTCACCGAACTGGCAGATCCAGCTTCAGCTGCCGTACAGACGGCAAAGTATGCAGACCACCGTCTCAGCGGACGGCGCTGAAGACCGTGACAGGCCCAGCAAGGCCCCTGGACGGTGATCTGAGACGAGATGCAAGCCGAGAAGGGAATCACTCTCACCAACTGGGCGAGATTTAAAAATCTCGGTTCGTGAAGGTACATTGGAATAGTTCCGGCGCACTGTTAAGTTCGCTGGGGTTCAGGGAGAAACAACGAAGCCGCCTCCCTGGCTGGGAGGCGGCTCGTCACGGATCCGGACTGGCGGCTACTGCGGCGTCATCACCTTGAGCACCAACTCGAAGAGGGCGATGACGAAGCACCAAAAGCCCCAGTCCGGATGGTCGTTCTCCACCTGATCCTCCTGATCCGGTCAACCCGCAGGCGTTCCCCCGGGCAATTGCGGCCGGGGGACGATCAGGAAGCGTGTGGTGTGAACGCCCAATCCAGATTCTACGACCTCCCGAATGCGACTACGGACCCCCGATGCCTTGCGTACGTGAGCGAATCCCCACAACGCCCTCCAATGGGGCGCCTTTTCGAGGGGTACCCCTTCGCCCTGTAACTCGAATGGGTGAATGACGCGGCCGGTTGAGAGCCGGGGGAACGTACCTTCGGAACGCTCGTACGCTGGATGCGGCGCGGGGCCAGCTATACGGAGGGAACTTTGTGGGCCTCAAGACCGTGCTCATCGACGCCTGGTCGCGCCTCAACTTCAAGCCGGTCTACAGCGACCATCTCGGCATGCCCAACCGGCGGGCCTTCCCCGAGGCGTACGCCTCCTGGGTGCCAGCCGCCGACGAACGGCGCCTCGCCGCATACAAGCTGTTCACCGCGTACGACTCCAACCAGGCCGCTGAACTCGCCGAGATCCACGGCGGCAGCACCGAGCGGGACCGGCGCGAGTACGGCGACCCCAGCATGTTCGTCGACACCCTGGTCGCTCACGTCATGGGCCGCGGGCAGACCATCACCGTCCCCGGCGCCGAACACGCCGCCAGCGACGAAGCCGACGGGGGGCAGGCGGCGGCGGAACGCGTCCAGGACCTTCTGCGGGACTGGGCCGAGACCGAACTGCTGCCCATGCGGATGAAGCAGGCCGAACGCAAAGCCGTCTCCCTCGGCGACGCCGTCTACCGGCTCGCCTGGGACCCCGCGAAGGAACGCGTCACCCTGCGGGTCTCCGACCCCGGCTTCTACTTCCCCGTCATCGGAGAAGACGACGACGGCGGCGAGTACCCGCAGCGGATCCACTTCGCGTGGGAGCTGCCAGAGGACAAGCAGCGGAACCTCCCTGCCCGCCTGCGCCGCATCACCTACGAACTCGACTGGATCCGGCCCGCGACCGCATCCGGCGTCGACCGCAACAGCCGGCCCGTCCGAGCCCCCGTCATGACCGAGCCCGCCGACGGCGAGCCGCCCGTCCCCAGCCTCGGTAAGGGGGACGTCGCCGACCCCGACAGCGGCGCCATCAGCCGCATCTACCCGTGGTCCGACAAGCCGTCCTACCGGGCGTGCTACCTCACCGACGCGACCTGGGAACTCGGCGACATCCGGGCCCCTGCCGACGTCGACTCCCTGCCGCTCGAGAAAGCAACGTTCGCGACCCGCTCCGACGGGGAAGTCCTCGACCACCTGGACCTCCTCATCGACTTCATCCCGGTGATCCACGTCCCCAACACCGTCCCCCCGGCCGAGGAGCACTGGGGCCAGTCCTCTCTCGCCGCGGTCCTCCAGGTCTTCGACGAACTCCAGGGCACCGACACCGACAGCGCCCGCGCCTCCGCCACCACCGGATCCCCGATCATCGGCCTCGCCGGGAAGAACATCACCGGCAGCGGCCAGCACGCCGTCGCCCCAGGCATGGTCTTCACCCTCGGCGAGAACGGCCGCATGGACACCCTCAACACCGCCCCCCAACTCCAAGAGCTACGCCACCAACGCCACGACCTGTCCGAGCGGGCCGCGACCGTCGTACGCCTCCCCGCCGTCTCCCTCGGCACCATGGACCCCTCGAAGGTGCCCTCCGGCTACGCCCTCGCCCTCAGCCTCGGCCCGCTGGACTCCCTCATGGACGACATGCGCCTCGCGCGTGACCACAAGAACACCCTCCTGCTGAAGTTCGTACAGCGACTCCACCTCGCCGGGCAGCACCCCGACTGGGCCGGCATCACCCCCGTGCCCGCCAAGCTCATCTACGGCCCGTACACGCCCACCGACCGGGACGCTGTCCTCCAGCAGGTAACGACCGGCGTCGAGAAGGGTGTCCTCTCCCTTGAGACCGCGGTGCGGATGCTGACCGAGGCCGGCTTCCCCATCGACGACATGGAGAAGGAGATCGAACAGATCCAGTCCCGGGCCTTCGCGCAGGCACGCGATCTGGCCGACGCGCTCGGCAACCCCGACGAAGTCGCCGACTTCCTTGGCCGCAAAGCCCCCGAACAACCACCCGTACCGCCGATCCAACTGCCGCCCCAGCCCGGTGTACAGCCGCCCCAAGACCCCCAGGGGCAGGGCCCGGCCGGCCAGCCGGAGGGGAGCGGGGGCAACCCGTGAACCGATCCGTGCTTTCCTTGATCTCAGGCGCGGGGCCTGAATATTCCTTGGGAGGATCTGCCCTCATGCGTCGCCCCGCGCAGCAGCACCACACCGCCCCGGCCACGGCCTGGGCGCACCCCTACGCCGGCATCGCCAGGCTCGCCGTGTTCTACAACGACGGCGGCGCCCCCACACCTCCGGTACCGACCCCGGCCGCTGCCCCGGGCCCGAAGCTGGACGACAGCGCGCCCAAGCCGAAGCCGCCGGCCCCTTCCTCCGCCCTGCCCGGCCTCGCCGACGGTGAAGTCGTCGTCCACCGCAACTGGCTTGAGCAGAAGCTGACCGCCGAGAAGGACTCCGGCCGCCGCAACGGCAACCAGCGGCTCGCCTCCGACCTCGGTTTCGACGACGTCAACGGCCTGCGCACCTACGTCGAGGAGCAGAAGAAGGCCGAGCAGGCCCGCATGTCGGAGCATGAACGCAAGGAGAAGGAACTCACCGACCGGGAAGCCCGTGCTGCGGCACGGGAGAAGGCCGCCGAGGCCCGGGAACGCGCTGCGGCCCACCGCGCCGTCCTCGTCGGCCTCGGCGCGACCGGCACCGACCTCGAGGACGCCGTCACCCTCCTCCGCGTCCCCGACGACGCCGACGACCAGGCCCTCACGGACGCCGCAACCCAGCTGAAGGAACGCCGCCCCGAACTGTTCGGCATCAAACCACCGGCCGCGCCGCCTCAGCTTCCCCCGGCCCCCGGCGGAGCCCCGGCCGGCGGCCCGCCAGTCCGGCAGGCCCCCACAGGGAAGCCCGGAGACCGCGGCCGCGCCATCGCGCAGGCCCGCGGCCACCGCCCCGCCGCATAAGACCCCCGGCCGCCACCGCGCGGCCGGACCAGGGACCACGCCCGCTCCTCGTGGACGCGCGCCAACCGGCGCCGCAGGCAACCACTCGCCGTTTCACGCAAGGAGCAGAGGTCGTGAACGACTTCCAGCCCATGACCGTCGTGGACGAAACCGCCACCTCGGGCCGTCCCTGGCTCGCCTCCCTGGTCGGCACCAACGACGGCAACACCATCACCCTGGACCTCAGCAAGTTCGTCGAGGGCGTCCACTACACCAAGGGCACCCTCCTCCAGGGCCGGAACATCCTCAAGTCCGGCCTTCCCCTCGGGAAGATCACCGCGTCGGGGCTGTACGGCCCGTACAGCGGCCCCACCGCAGAGGTCCAGACCGTCACCGTCACTGGAAGCCCGACCGGCGGCACCTACACGCTCACGTTCTCCGGGCAGACCACCGCCGGCATCCCCTACAACGCGACCGCCGCACAGGTGAAGGCCGCGCTCGAAGCACTGTCGAACATCGCCCCGGGCGATGTCACCGTCACCGGCGGCCCCCACCCCGGCGCGGTCATCTCTGTGACCTTCGCGGGCGCCTACCTCGGCGAAGACGTCCCCCAGATGACCGCATCCGCATCCGGCCTGACCGGCGGGACGTCCCCGGCCGTCACCATCGCCACGGCCACCGCCGGCGGCGCTGCCGGAGCATCGGACGGCACCCAGGTCCTCGCCGGGTTCCTCCTCGAGGAGACCCCCTTCAACCCGGGCTCCACCAAGTGCGGCGGCGTCCTGCTGTGGCAGGCCGAGGTGTACGCCAGCAAGCTCCCCATCCCCTTCGACGCCGATGACGTGACCTCCACGACCGCGTTCATCCACTGGCGCTGAGCCCACAGGAGACCACCGACATGGACCTCGACCTGCTCCTGCGGGAGCTCGACGCCGCCGAGATCAACGCGTTCGTCCGCGAACTGACCACCCCCGCGGACTACCTGCTCACCCAGCAGATCGTCCCCGAGCGGAACATCAACAACATCAAGTTCCGCACCAGCTCCAGCAAGCGGCGCGTGAACGCGGCGAAGTTCCGCGTCTACGACGCGCCGACCGCCATCGCGACTCGCCACGCGTCCAGGGTCGTCAACGAGGGCCTGCTGCCCCCGCTCGGCCAGACCCTCCCCATCAGCGAGATGGAGACCATCCTCTTCAACATCTCGCACGGCCAGGACGCCGCCGAGTTCATCGAGAAGCTGTACGACGACATCGAGCGGCACTTCGAGTCCATCAAGACCGCCCAGGAGATCGCCGCCGGGAAAATCCTCGCCACCGGAGTCGTCGACCTGCCCGGCAACGGCCTCGACGTCGACTGGAACGTGCCCGCCGCGAACCGGCCCACCGCCGCGATCCCGTGGAACGAGGCCCACGCCACCCCCCTCACCGACGAGATGGCGTGGATGAACTACCTGCGCGACACCGGCGCGCCGGTCCCGTCCCGGGTCATCACCTCCCGCCGGGCCCGCTCGTTCCTCGCCGCGAACCAGGAGTACCGGGCCTCGTACTACAACACGCCGATCGGCGGCCAGACCCCCACGGCAATGCTCGCCCCGGACCAGGTCTCGGCCGTCCGCGCCCGCTACAACCTGCCGCCGATCGTCGAGTACGACGTCCAGGTGTACGACGACGAAGGCAACTACGTGCGGGTCCTCCCCGACAACCTGTGGATCATGACGCCGGGTATCGCTCCGAACCAGTGGGCCGAGACCCAGTACGGGCTGACTGCCGAAGGCATCCAGCTCTCCTCCGGCTCCAACCCGGCCCTCACCGCCGAGCAGGCCCCCGGCATCGTCATTGTCACCAAGGTCGAGGACAACCCGGTGCAGGTCTACACACGCGGCGCCGCAGTGGGCATGCCGGTGCTGTACGTACCGGACATCCACATCACGGCCACTGTCCTGGAGGACTGAACCGTGGCGAAGCTCGCCCGGTCGGTGCACGTGACCGACCCGAAAACCGGCCGCCGCAGGGTTCTGAATGCAGGGGAGGAACCGGCCCCGCACCTGGCCGCGCTGGTGCGGATGGCCAGCGCCTGGGAGGGCGGAACCCTCCCCCCGGAAGCGGACGCAGACGACGCCGGAGCCGACCCGGACGACGCGCCTGGCGACGCCCCGGCCGGAAACGCTGACGACGGCACGGTCCCGTCCGCTGACTCCGCGACCACCAAACCGGCTGCCCGTAAGACGGCGGCCAAGAAGCCGGCTCGGGGCCGGACGGCCGCTGCTGAGGGCACCGGCGGCCGGTAGGCGGTGTGCGGGCCCGGCCGGTGGGGGCGCCGCCCGGGCCCGCACGCTGCCCCCCTTCCCGCCCCGCCCGTACGGAGGACCTGTGAACAGCGCCGTACAAGCCTGGCTGATCTCCCAGCTCGGCCCCAGCACCGACACCGCAGACCTCGAACAGCGGTACGCCCGCCTCGGCAGCGCGCGGGCGGTCGCCCTCGAAGTCCTCTACGAGCGCAAGGCCGCGCTCATCCACGACCAGCCGTCCACCGTCACCGTGACCGGCGTCGTCGGCGTGTCCTACACCGAGAACATCAAGGCCATCGAGCGGCAGATCAACGCCCTCGAATCCGGCGACGTACCTGCCCCGCCGGACGAACCCCAGCCCGGCGACGAGGACACCGATCTCGGGTTCGGCATCATCCGGCTCATCGAACGGCCCCGCCGATGACCACCCCCACCCGCCCCCAACCCGTCCTGAGCCGCGATGCCACCGTGCAGGCCGCGGCCGCCGCGCTCGCCGCAGCGTGGGACACCCTCCACCGCGCCCAGCTCGACCTCCTGCGCGCCCTGTCCCGAACACCCACAGCCCGCGCACGCGGCGCCACGCAACGCAGACGAGACGCCGTCCGCCGCTTCCTCGACGCCCTGGCCGCCTTCGACCGGACCGCCCGCGCCGTCACCGAACGCTGGGCGGCACGCGACCTGCCCCTCCTCTACCGCGATGGGGCAGTCGCCTCCCTGAAACGGGCCGTGCACTCGGTACAGCAGCACGCCCGACCCTTCGAATGGACCGACCGGCACCAGAGCACAATCACCGCCCTGTCCACCCAGTACTACGCCGACCTCACCGCCCGCATCCAGGAAGCCGTCCGCCGCGCGCAGGCGTTCGCCCGCAACGCCCAAGACCAGGCCCGCACCCCCGAAGGCATCGACCGCAAGCAACTGCTGGCCGCACACCCCCTGGACCGCGTGGTCTACGCGGACCAGTCGAAACACACCGTGCGGCACTGGGCCACGGCAGCGCTGAAAGAGCAGGCAACCACCGCCGCGAACACCGCCGCCCTCCTCTACGGAACCGACGACCTGGGCGCCCGCTGGTTCGAATGCACCGACGGCCCCGAATGCGGCTTCGCCGGCCACCCGGACACCGACCACGCCGACGGCACGATCCGCTCCGCCGACGACGCCGCCATGTTCCCCACCAGCCACTTCGGATGCATCCGGCAGTGGACCCCGCGCCCGGACCTCAACTACGCCCCCAACCTGTCCTCCGGAGACCAGGTATGACCGAGCCGAACATGTCCGTCCATCCGCAGCCCATCACCATCACAGCCGGCCCCGGGACGGCACACATCGAACTCGCAGGCAACGACGTCAGCCGTTACCTCCGCGGCTACACGATCGAGCAGCACGTCGGCGGACCGCCCCAGATAGTGCTGCACACCCTGCCCAAGGGCGGCCTCGTCTTCGACGGTCTCGCGCAGGTCGCCGTCGCCACAGACGCCGACCTCGGCGAGGCCATCGTGGCATTCCTCCGCGGCATCAACCCGGCCGCCCTCGACGAGGCTGCACTCGCCCGGGAGGATCTCGACGGGTCGAAGAACGAATTGACCAAGGCGATGCTGGCGACCCTCGCCGACTGGGCCCAGGGGAGGACCTGATGCCGGGCCTCGACCGTGCACTGGCCGGGGTCACCCGCTGGTTCAGCACCAACATCCTCATCGACACCGTACGGATCACCCTGCCCGCCACCACCGAACCCGTCCTCAACACCAGCACCGGCAACCTCGAATACCCCGAAGGCGCCGTCCTCTACGAAGGGCCCGGAGCGGTCTTCAACGCGAACGCGGCCGCAGAGATCTCCGCCACCCCCGATGTCCAGCAGCCCTGGATCCAGGAGACGAAGTCCCGCTACCAGCTGTACACGCCCCTCGACGCGCCCGTCGCGCCCAAGGACGCGGTCGTCACCGTGACGGCCGTCCACGACCCGGCCCGCAGCGCGCTCCTCGGCCGGGCCTGGACCTGCCCCGACCCCGGGCAGGCCGCCACCGTGGAGATCGCCCGCCGGACCCCGCTGGACCAGATCCGGATCCCCGGAGGCGCCACATGACCCCCGACGAACTCGCCGACCGACTCGAGCACGCCAGCGACCGCGTCGGGAACACCCTCTACCAGGCGGTGAAGCACACCGGGACGATCGGCAACGCCCGGATCCGCGGCAACGCCTCCGACCGCCCCGGCCCGAACGTCATCACCGGCCAGTACCGCAACTCCTGGCGCAGCGTCACCAACCGCATCCCGTACGGTGCGCAATGCACCATCGGCACCGCGGCCCCGCAGGGCCGGCGCCTGGAGTTCGGGTTCATGGGCATGACCGACTCACTCGGCCGGACCTACCACCAGCCACCGTTCCCGCACGCCGGCCCGGCCCTGCCCGTCATCACCACCGTGCTGCGCGGGCAGGTAGCGCTGGCCGTGAGGGAGATCCTGTCGTGATCGAACGCCTCCCGGTCACCGCGGCGGTCGCCGACCTCCTCGCCACGGCCACCAGCATCCCGGTCGGCCGGGGCCGGATGCCGCTCGGCGGCCCGCAGCACTACTACCTGCTGTACGCCGTCGACAGCACCGTCTCCGGGGCGCCGTTCGCCGACGAACACGAGGACGCGTCCTTCGTGTACCAGGTGACCTCCGTGTCCGCCCCGGCCCCCGGCGTGAAGGGCTCCGCCGGAATGCTGGACCAGGTCGAGCTGATGGCCGACCGTGCCCGCACCGCGCTCCTCGGCCGCGATCCGGCGACCGGAGCGTGGCGGCATCCTCTGGTGGTGCCCGGGGCCAGCGTCATGTGTCGCGACCTCGACACGGAACCGGGGGGAACAAGCGACCCGGCAGATGGAATCATGACCTACGTGCAGCGCTTCAGGTTCGACCTGACGCCCGCCTGACCTGGTTCAGGCGTTTGACCGCACCGCGGCGGGACCCCACGCGGACGTGCCACCTCGTGGCCGAGACGACAACCGCCACAGCAGGGGCTCCGACGGGGCCCCGGGACAAGGGGTCCCCGCCATGCCCAGGTTCTCCCGCAAGGGCGTCACGAAGATCCTGTTCGCGACGACCATCGCCGCCCCCTCCTACATCCCCACCCGCACCGAACTGGCCGGCGCCACGAAGCTCACCAAGGCCCTCGCTGCGGTCGACGGGTTCGCCCTCGAGAACCAGACCATCGAGACGCCTGACCTCGAGTCGAAGTTCACCGCGAAGATCGAGGGCGACGACCAGGCCGCCGACTCCACCCTCACTTTCTACGAGGACAGCGCCGCCGACGAACTCGAAGAGACCCTCGCAAAGGGCACCACCGGGTTCATCATCATCCTCCGCAAGGGCGACGTCCCGGCCTCGAACTCGATGGACGTCTACCCGGTGACCGTCGCCTCCAAGTCGTCCACGATCACCGTGGACAACGAGGCCGCCAAGTGGATGGTCAAGTTCGCGATCACCGACACCCCGGCCCTCGACGCGCCCGTACCGGCCGCCACCTGACCCCGCCGCCCCTCTCAGCTCCCGGCCGGGCCCGACGCGTTCGGGAAGGGGCGCCGCACGGCGCCCGGCCGGGTCCCCTTCCCCTGACGGAGGAACCCCTCATCATGCCCACCAGCCGCAAGCCGACCACCTCCGAGCCGCCCGCGGCCGCCGTCGCCCAGGACGCGCACTGGGCCGCGAAGATGCAGCGCCTGCGGGACCGGCGCCTCGCCGAGGCCGTCTTCACCGTCTGCGACGACCTGGACGTCAAGCGCCGCTACGACCGTGCGGCCCGCGCCAAGGACACCGCCGAGACCCTCCTGAACACCACCACCGACGGCGACACGGACGCGCAGAAGGAAGCCGACGCCGCCCGGGAAGAGTGGACGGCCGCGAAGACGGCCTACGACGCCGCGGCCATCCCGATCCGGCTCCGCGCCCTGCCCCGCACCGCGATGGAAGCCCTCTACGCCGAGCACAAGCCGACCGAGGAAGAGCAGGAGGAAGGCCGGGACTGGGCCCCCAGCTTCCATGCCGCGCTGATCTCCGCCGCCAGCGTCGACGGCATGACCGTCGACGAAGCGCAGGAACTCCTCGACACCTGGTCCCTCGCCGAAGCGAACGCCCTGTTCAACGCGGCCCTGTCCGTGCAGCAGACCACCCGGTCCGATCTGGGAAAAGGCTGATCCACGATGACCAGTTCCGGGCCGAACTCGAGCTGTGCGACCGCTGGGGCATCCCCCACAGCCAGTTCCGCGGCATCGGGACCGGAACCTGGACGGCCCGCGACCGGGAAAAGGCCCTCGCCTACCGGGAGTACCAGCGCACCGTTTGTCCGCAGTGCGGCACCCGCTACGACGACTGGGACCACGGAGGAGAAGGCGAAGAAGACGCCTACGCCGCGTCGGTCCAACTGTGCGTGGGCTGCGAAGTCATCGCCGACAAGCAGGACGAACTCGCCAAGAGCAGCGAAAGCACCAACGGCCGGAAGATCACGCTCATACCAGTGTCCGTTCACGCCGCCCTGCAAGCCGAACGCGACCTGAAGAACCAGCGGCGCCGCCGCCGGGACGACGACTGACGACGAAAGAAGGGGAGGGAGGGCTCGGTGGCGAACTGGAACCTCAGTGTCGACCTGCGGGCGCATGGCGGCAGCCTCGTCCGCGAGCTACGGCAGTCCGCCACCCACGCCCGCACGCTCGGCACCGCCGCCCGGACCGCCCGCACCGAACTCCGCAGCTTCGGCCGGGACGCCGACAGCACCGCGCGCCGGATCCGCGCCCTCGGCCGCGAAGCGAACACCGCCGCCCGGCACATCAACCGGCTCGGCGACAACACGCGCACCGCAGCCCGCAGCATCAACCGGTACGCGGACGCCGCCCGCACTGCCGACCGCAACGTCACTCGCCTCGGCACACAGTCCCGCACCGCCGGCCGGGACCTGGCCCGCATGTCCGGGCAGATCGACACCGCCGTCCGCGACCTGCTCCGTCTCGCACAAGCCGCCCAGAACGCCTCGACGCACATGGGCCGGATCGGCGACCGCGGTGTCCTCGCCATGCGCCGCTACGCCGACGAGACTGGCCGGCTCCGTCACCAGCTGACGGGCGCCGCCGCGCTCCTGTCCGGCGGCGCCCTGGTGATGGGGGTCGACAAGCTCGTCGAGAACGGCAACGAGTACCAGCAGGCGATGAACACGTTCGGCGCCGTCACCGGCGCCACCGGCATACAGATGCAGCGGGCCGCCGCCACCGCCGCGCAGCTCGGCAACGACCTCACCCTGCCCGGCGCCACCGCGGCGGATGCGGCGGAGGCGATGGTCGAGCTGGCCAAGGCCGGCTTCCGCACCGACCAGGCGATCTCCTCCACCCGCGCCTCCCTCACGCTGGCCTCAGCCGCCCAGGTCAACGCCGCCGACTCCGCCAAGTACCTCGGCGACATGATGGACCAGTTCGGCATGGGCGCCGACCAGGCCGGCGTCGCCGCCGACACCCTCGCCGCGACCGCGAACGCCGCGTCCGGCGACATCATCGACATCTACTACGCGATGAAGTACGCCGGGCCCGTCGCCCACGGGCTCGGCGTGAACATGCGCGAGGCGGCGTCCGCGGTCGGCATGCTCGGCAAGGCCGGCATCCTCGGCCAGACCGCCGGCACCACCCTGCGCGGCATGCTCGCGAACCTCGCCGCACCGACCCCGCAGATGATCAAAGGTCTCAAGGCCATGGGCATCGAAGCGTGGGACGCCCAAGGGAAGTTCAAGGGCCTGCGCTACGTCATCGACGGCCTGTCCAAAGCCCAGCACGAGATGAGCCAGCAGGACTTCACCGCCGCGGTGAAGAAGAGCATGGGCAAACCAGCAATGTCCGGTGCGATCGCCCTGGCCCACCAGGGAGTCGACTCTTTTGACGCGCTGATGGCGGCCGTATCCGACACCGGGGCCGCCTCCGACATCGCCGCCGCCAAAGGCAAAGGACTCGCCGGCGCGATGCTCCAGCTGAAGACCCAGGCCAAGCAGACCGGCCTGACCATCTACGACGGCATCGCGCCTGGCCTGGAGTACCTCACCCGTGGCATCACCGCCAGTCTCGCCACCGCAACCCCGAAGATCGAAAACTTCTTCGACTACCTCAACGACGCGGCGACCTTGTTCGGCCCGGACATCGCGGACGCCGCCCGCAAGCAGTTCGCCGACATCGGCGACGCCGCCAGCCGCATGCTCACCCCGTTCGAGGAGTTCGGCGGCGACGCGGTAGCCTCCGCCCTCCACGTCCTGCTCAGCGCCGGCCAAGCGGTCGTGGACGTCCTCACCAACCTCGCCGCGGGCGCCGAGCCCGTCATCAGTGCGCTCGGCGACGTCGCGTCGGAAGGATCCGGCGCCGCCACCGCCCTCGACATCGCCGTCTACGCCCTCGACACCGCAGCCTCCGCCGTCTCCACCCTGTCGGGCCTCCTCGGCCCCCTCGGGCACCTGATCGGCGGCCTCGTCTCCCTCTTCGGCAGCCTGCCCGGACCCGTGCAGACCGCGGTGTTCGCGATGCTGCTGATGCGGCGCGTCGGCCCCATCGCGCAAGGACTCGCCAGCACCGTCGGCGGACGCCTCACCGGCTCCTTCCGGTCCCTGAACCAGCAGATGGCGCTCCAGCGGACCCTCGCCGCCGCCTCCGGCCAGTCCCTCTCCCGCTACGGCGCGGCCGTCGCCACCCTCCAAGCTCACGTGCCCGTCATCGGCCGAATGGGCCAGAGCTTCCGCACCGCCTCCACGCAGGCGGCCGGGTTCGGCGGCGCGCTGCGCGGCGTCACCGCGGCGGCCGGCACCGGGCTGCGGACCGCGATGGGCGGCCTCATGGGCGCCATGGGCGGACCGTGGGGTGTCGCCCTCACCGTAGCGACCGTCGGCCTTGGTCTCCTCGCGTCCCGGCAGCAGAAGGCCGCCGCAGCGGCCGCCGAGCATCAGCAGCAGATCTCCAACCTCGCGCAGGCCCTCCGCGAATCCAACGGCGCCGTCGACGAGAACGTCCGGGCAATCGCCGCCGAGAACCTGATGGCGCAGAAGGTCAAGACGACCCTCGACGGGCAGCAGCGCTTGGTCGACCTCGCCCGCACCGCGAAAGTCCCCATGTCCGCCCTCGTGGACGCCTACACCAATCAGGGCAGCTCCCTGAGCAAGCTCCGCCGGGAACTCGCCGCGACCGCGACTGCGCAGAAGACCCTCGTCATGGACCCGGAGACCGGGCAGACCAGCGAGGCGTACACGGTGCAGGGCCGGGCCGCCGACGACCTCCGCAAGGCCCTCGGCGGGCTCGGCGGCGACTTCCAGAAGGCCGCCGCCGACGCCAAGTCCTTCAACGAGGGCGTTAAGGGCGCGGCCAGCACGACCGCGTACGACCGGCTGAAGGACGCGGTCGCGGCGCTCGCCGACAAGACCGCCGACGCCGACTCCCGCACCCGCGCGCTACGGGACGCACTCGACCTGCTGTCCGGCGGCAGCGTCTCCCTCCAGGCCGCGCAGGCCCGCGTGAACGAGGCCATCACGCAGGCCAACGAGGCGATGGCCGCAGGCATCGACCGCAGCAACGGCTGGGGCAAGCAGCTCATCGGGATCGGCGGCGCCCTCGACACGACCACGAAGAACGGCCAGCAGCTGTTCAATACCCTCAACAGCATCGCCGACAGCTCCGCGTCCGCCGCGCTCGCCGCCTACGACTTCGCCCAGTCCCAGGGCAAGAGCGTCCCCGACTCGATCGCCGCCGCCCGCAAGGAAATGCAGGACGCCCGGACCTCTGCCCTGAAGCTGGCCGAGGGCTACGGCCTGTCCAAGAAGGAAGCGGCCGGCGTCGCCGACGCCATGGGCCTCATCCCCGGCCAGGTGTCGATCCTCCTCCAGACCGAAGGCGTCGACAGCACCCTCGCCGAGCTCCTCGCAGTCCAGGCCGAGTTCCAGCAGTTCCCCGACAAGAAGACCATCAAGGTCGACGCTCTCGGCGCGGACGCGAAGAAGGAACTTGAGGACATCGGCTACCAGATCAAGCTGATCCCCGGCACCCGCGAATACAAGATCACCGCCCCGACCGCTGCCGCACGCGCGGAACTCGACGCGCTGATCAGCAAGCTCGGACAGACCAACGGCAAGACCCTGCCCATCAAGGCCCCCAGCGCGGAAGCCATCCGCGAACTCGAGACCATCCAGGCCAAACTCCGGGCCACCAACGGCAAGACCCTCACCATGCGCGCCCCGACCGCCGAAGCGCGCCAGCAGCTCGAAGCCCTCGGCTTCAAAATCCGCACCACCAAGGGCAAAACCGTCACGATCAGCGCCCCCACAGGCGGCGCGCGGGCCGGCGTGGACGCGCTGCGCCGCGCGATCGAAGGACTCAGGAGCAAGACCGTCACCATCACCACCTACTCCAAGTACGTGTCCACCGGGAAACAGCCTGGCCAGCAGTGGCTCTCCGGCGCCAGCGCGAACGCCGACGGCAACATCTACACCGCCTACGCCGCAGGCGGCATGAACGCACGCCGCCCCGAGAACCACGTCGCACAGATCGCCCCGGCCGGAGCCTGGCGCGTCTGGGCCGAGGAAGAGACCGGCGGCGAGTCCTACATCCCCCTCGCCCCCGGCAAACGGCCCCGCTCCCGCGCCATCGCCGAAGAGACCGTACGGCGCCTCGGCGGCGACCCCACACGCATCCAGTGGAACGCGGACGGGTCGGTCACGGACTGGCGCTACGACCCGCAGACCGGCTCCCTGTACTCCGCGTCCGACGCCGGGCAAGCCGGGCACAAGACCAAGAAGGTCAAGGTCAAGTCGAAGGGCAAGACCACCACCAAGGACGTCGAGTACTTCGACCTGAAGACCGTCGAGACCCAGCTCAAGGCCAACAGCAAAGCCACCCAGGCATGGAACGCCGACCTCGCGAAGGTCGCGGACCGTGCCGGCGGAGACGTCGCCGACGCCCTCGCCTCGATGGGCAAGGACGGGGTCGCCCTCGCCAAGAAGATGGCAGGAGGGTCCACGAAGTACCTCAACGAGATGGCGGCCGCGCTGCGCGGCCTCGCCGCCACGGCGAAGGCGTCGCTGACGGACTACACCCGCCAGCTGTCCAAGGCGAACACCGCTGATGCCTCGTTCGCGAAGAACCTGATCACCCTGTCGGCGAAGGGGTACGGCGACCTCGCCAAGCAGCTTGCCGCACAGGGCGACCAGGCGGCCATGGAGCTCGCCGCCGCCGCGGTGAAGGACGGCAAGAAGGCGTCGTCGGCGAACAGCGCCGCGAAGACCGCGAACAACTCCCTGACTACCGAGCAGGTGCAGCAGCTCGTTGCGATCATCGCCGCGATCAAGACCAGCAAGACCGGCATCCACACCGTCGCCGACACCACCGGCCTCGGAGAAGACGAGATCATCGCCACCGCCACGAAAGCGTCCGGCCAGATCAAAACCGCGCTCGGCTCCCGCGCCACCCAGTTCCTCACCGACCTGGCCCGCGCGAACAAGGGCCTCTCCTACGCGGACGGCGGCATCCGGCCCGGGCTCTACTCCACCCGCGCCGGCGCGCTCACCTTCGCCGAGCCCTCGACCGGCGGCGAAGCGTACATCCCCCTCGGCCCGAACAAGCGCGCCGGCGCCACGGCCGTCCTCCGTGACGTCGCCGGCCGGTTCGGCGTCGGCCTCACCCCCGCCGGCGCCGCCGACGGCGGACGGATCGTCATCATCCGCGAACAGGGCCCCCTCGTAGGCGAGCAGCACTGGCACCTGGCCGACCGAACCGACCGGGACCTCGCCGCACGCATCGACGCCGACAACGCCTACCAGCTACGGCGCCTCGCACGAGGAGGAACCCGAGCACGATGACCACACCCATCCAGCTCGAGGACGGCCAGCATCAGCTCGGCAACATCCTCATCGGCCGCGGCACCCCCGTCACCGTCGCCGCGATCGAAGGGCTCGGCCAGCCGCCGCTGCGCACCGCGGACGTGGAGCCGCCGGGGGAGGACGGGCTGTGGCTCGGCCCGGACCGCTACAGCGGACGCACCATCCGGATCGACGCCGCGATCCGCACCCCCGGCGACCGCACGACCGCGCTGAACGTGCTGGCCGCGCTCCAGGACCTGGCCGACACCCCGGCCGTCCGAGGGCAGGGCGGCACCACCATGGACCTGCGCCTGAAATACCCCGGCCGCACCGCCCGCACGGTACGCGGACGGCTCCGCAAGCTCGAGCCGGACATCACCAAGGCCATCCACGGCTGGATCCCCCTGGACATCGAGTTCCAGGGCCAGGACCACCTGTACTACGCCGACACCCCCGGCACCACGAGCATCCCGCTCGGCGCGGTCACCCAGGGCGGCATCACCTTCCCGCTCCAGTTCCCGTTCGTCATCGCCGGGAACCCCGAGTCGGTCGGCCGGCCCGGCTGGCTCGACGTCGAGGGCACGGCCCCCACCTGGCCCGTGCTCCGCATCGCGGGACCGTGCGCGAACCCGAAGATCACGCACGTGGCCAGCGGACGCACCCTGACCGTCCAGACGACGCTCACCGCGGGGGAGTGGGTGGAGATCGACACCCGGCCGGGCTGGCGCACCGTCCTCCGCAACAACGGCGGCGGCGCCCCCCTCTCCGCAACCTCCCGCATCGACCTGTTCCAACTGGCGCCCGGACTCAACGAACTCCAGTGGACGGCCACGGACAACACCCTGACCAGCACCCTGGCCGTCACCTGGTGGCCGGCCTACAAGGCCCTCTGAGGAGACAGCCGTGGCCCTGAATCCGATCCCGATCGCCACCACCGGCGGCACCCACACCGCGCAGCAGTTCCGGATGCTCGTCAAGGACCTGGCGCGCGCCCAGCAGGGCGTCACCACCGGCACGGACCTGAAAGCGTCCGCCCTGCCGACCCCTGGCGGCGGCATCCAGATCGCAGCCGGATCCGCCGTCATCACCGGCCGCGTCAACCCGTTCCAGGGCACCTACGCGGCGTACAACATCGGCTCCGACACGGTGAACATCGCCGCCACCGGCGGGACCGCCCGCTCCGACATGGTCGTCCTCCGCGTCGAAGACCCCGCCTACGAGGGCAACCGCGACCCGACGGTCGACCCGATCGTGTTCTGGGAGGTCATCCCGAACGTCAGCTCCACGGCCACGACCGTGCCGGCGGGCTACTCGGCCGTACCCATCTGCCGGATCGACATCCCCGCCTCCACCGGCACCATCACCAACGCGTACATCAAGGACCTGCGGACCATCGCGAACCCCCGCCGGGACCGCATCCTCACCCCCTACTACTACTCCGGGTCCCTGGTCGAGATCAGCGGCACCTCCGAGACCTGGCGCACCCACCCCAACACCACCCTCGCGACCCTCGCGATCCCGTCCTGGGCCGCCACAGCGAAGATCGTGTTCGGGGTGACGAACCTCCGCCTCGACGGCGGGTACGTATTCGGCGGGTTCCGCTTCATGCTCGGCACCGTCGAGGCCACCCAGGGCGTCAACATCGACGACAACCAGTCCACCGGCGTGCGCCGCATCTACACCGAGATGGTCGAAACGATCGACCTCACCACCACCGCCGGAGCCGTGATGCGCGGCACGAACCAGCCGATCGTCGCCCGCATGAAGACCGCGGCCTCGAACAACGGGAAGATCGGCGTCGACAGCAGCACCACATTCAAAGTGGACGTCGAGTTCCTCGAAGGCCGACTCTGATGGCCGCGCGCTGGCGGTACTGGACGCAGCACGCCCTCACCGGCGAACTCCTTCACCCGGCGCTGCCCCTTTCCGACGTTGAGTTCGGCCGCGAGTTGAACGGCCCCGGCAGTATGACCGGCACGCTCGCCCCCCGCTGGGCCACCGCGAACATCAACGTCCTCGACCCCGGCCGCACCCTCATCTACGTCGAAGCAGACGGCTACCTCCGCTGGGGCGGCCTGATCTGGGTCACCTCCCCCGAGGACACCCGGTATCGGATCGAGGCCGCCGGCTGGTCGTCCTACCTGACCAAACGGCACGACATCCACGGCAACCTCAACGGCCGCGGCCCCTACACCTACGGCGACCCCTGCCAGATCATCCGCGACATCTGGGCCTACGCCCAGGAACAGCCCGACGGAACCCTCGGCGTCACCGTCGACACGACTACCTCCAGCGCGAAAGCTGGCACCCCGGAAGAACCGTGGCGCTCCTACTGGTACGAGACCCCCGTCCTCGGCGAGATGGTCGACGACATCGTGTCCGAGGACGGCGCCCCCCAGTACACGAACAGCTGCACCTACCAGTCGAACGGCACCGTCCGGCGCCGTATCGTCCTCGGCTACCCGCGGCTCGGGGCCCGCCGCACCGACATCACCTTCCGCAGCGGCGTCAACATCGTCCAAGCGCCGCCCGTCACCTACTCGGCAGACGACTACGCCAACGTCGTCATCGCCACCGGCTCCGGCGAAGGCACCGCAACCCGCTTCGCCGTCGACCCCGTCCGAGACGGCCGCCTCCGCCTCGAGAGCGTCCTCGCCCTGCCCACCGTCAACGGCAACGACACCCTCGGCCGCCGCGCCGCCGCCGAACGCAAACGCCGCCAGATCATGGGCGACGTCCAGCAGATCACCGTACGAGACCACCCCAACGCGCCCCTCGGCTCGTGGCAGATCGGCGACGACGTGCAGGTGGCCGTCCACAACGACTGGATCTCCTGGTCGGGCTGGGCCCGCATCACCGCCGACTCGTACAAGCCCGGAGACGCCGACGACCAGGCCACCTTGACCCTCGCCCGCGCCGACTCCTTCCACTACGGCCCCCCGGAGAACCTCTGATGCCCTCACTCGCTGAAGAAGTCGCCCGTCTGCGCCGGGAAGTCGCGCAGATCAAGAAGGGGCAACGGCTCGCGCACGGCGCGAGCATCGAAGACGCTGCGATCGAAGTCCGCGACGGCACCGGCGGTCTGCGGGCCATCGTCGGGCAGCAGGGCGACGGCACCACCGCAGTGAACATCGTCAACGGCGCCCCGCCCCCGGTCCCCGCCACGCCCACGGCCGGCCCGGCCCTCGGAGGGATCGCCGCCGCCTGGGACGGCACCTTCGCCGACGGCGCGGTCATCCCCCTGGACTGGGCCCGGGTCGAAGTCCACACCGACCCGGCCGCCGACTTCACGCCGAGCCCGGAAACCCTCCAGGCGACGATCGAAACCCCGCAGGGCGGCATCATCTACATCCCGGCCACCGGCCCCCTGTACGTACGACTCCTCGCCCGCAACACCTCCGGCACCGCATCCGCCCCCACCACCGCGGCGGGACCGTACGCGCCGCGCCCGGTCGCGGGCGACATCGGCATCGGCGAGATCACCGAAACCCTCATCGCGGACGGCGCCATCACCACCCCCAAGGTGTACGCGAACGCGATCACCACAGCGCTGCTCGCCGCAGGAAGCGTGGATGCGACCGCCCTGAAAGCAGACGCCATCACCGGCAAAACCATCACGGGCGGCACCATCACCGGATCCGTGATGCGCACCGCCGCGTCCGGGCAGCGCGTCGCCATCAACGAGTCCGGCTCCAACTCCGTCAAGGTGTACGACGCGACACGCGAGATCGCATCCATGGACGCAGCCGGCCTGAAACTCACCGGCACCGGAGGCGGCACCCTCACCCTCGACCCGAACAGCGCCTACCCGAACTTGCGCTTGTCCAGCACGGATGGTACGAACAGCGCCCTCGTCAACGTCGTCGCCAACACCCCCGGGTCCGCGAACCTGGGACTGTTCAGCGGCACCTTCACCGGCAGCGGCTTCACAGACATGCGCTGGCGGACGTTTTTCGGCGAGGACTTCTGGGCCGCCGAACGGCTCCGGAACTCCAGCTCGTCCACCTACGTCGGAGGACGCATCTACCTGAACGACACCACCGCCTCCTTCGGATACGCCGACGCCACAGGAACGACGCAGCCCGCTGACGTCGTCATGACGCCAGGTCTCGCGAAGACTCGCGCGAAGGTCACCATCCAGCCCAACGTCGGCGACGCCAACACCGTCCTGTTTATTCAGCCTGGCCCCAGCCACACCGGCTACGTGATGCGCTACTGGGACCCCGACGCGGGACGCTACCGATTCACCATGGACAAGGCCGGCAACGTCGATGTGAACGGCATGCTCACCGCCGGAAACATCGCCTCCGGCCACAGCACAATCACCCCGTCCGCCGTCAACACCCCCACGTCGATCACCGTCACCGGATTCAGCCTGGCCGGCAGCACGTTCAGGGCCGTCGCCACGGCGAACACGTCCGCCCCTGGAACCAACGTGACCGGCGTCGGATGCACCAACGTGACTGCCACCAGCATGACCCTCTGGCTCACCCGCACCAACATCGTCGCAACCGGAATCGATTGGATCGTGATGTCCGCATGAGCACCGAACCCGTTGAGGAGAACATCTCAGACGCGCCCCAGCCGGAGGGGGACGATCCAGTCGAGCCGGACCCGATTCCAGACCCCGAGCCGACACCGGAACCCGAGCCTGAGCCCACCCCGCCACCCGAAGCACCCGACCTGCCGGACAACCCCATCGTGTTCCAGCCCGCCAAGTGGTACTCCGTCACCTGGACATGCCGCACCGCCGGCTGCCCCAACCTGAACATCGTCGGCGAAATCGGCCTGGTGTACTCCAACGCCGGCATCGTGCGCGTATTCGACGCAGCATGCGGAAGGGACACCACCATCCTGTCTGCGGTCCTCCTCGACCCTCAGCCGGAGATGAGCTGACCAGAGGCAACCTCTGGCCTGCACGCCCGTACGCTGAACCACGAGGGCGACCCTCCGCCCCGCACCACCCCCGAGGGACTGCCGCCGGCTAGGCCGGAGCAGACGAACCGTCACCAGCTCTGCGCGGGGAGTGCAGGAGCACGGGCGAATGCCCACCAACCTCACAGTGCGCACCTACAACACGCCCGACCACCTCGGGCGTCATCAGGTGCTGGACCCGCGCAGTCTCGCCTACCGCCGCCCCTACGATGGGCAGCCGCTGCGCGCCACCGAGTGGGAACCCCGCCTCCCCGTCCTTGACCAGCGCAACCTCGTCACGCAGGGCATCCGTACATCCGTGCAGTACGGACTGGACGACGACCTGGACGCCCTCTCCTCGTGCACCGGCAACGCCGCCACCACACTCCTGTCGATCCTGCTGCCCAAGGCCCAGGCGCGCGCGGTCGGACTGGACACCGACGACACCGCGGCCGCCGAGCACTTCGCGATCGGCCTCTACGCCGACGCAACCGCCCACGATCAGTGGACGGACGCCGTCTGGCCTACCCAGGACACCGGTTCCTCCGGGCTCGGTGTCGCCAAAGCCCTACGCGACCGCGGCCTCATCGACCAGTACGGGCACGCCACCACAGCGCAGGAACTCTGCATGCTCCTCCAGACCGGCCCCGTCCTCATGGGCATGCCCTGGCATTCAGCCTTCACCCAGACCGGCCCGGACGGCTTCCTCGACGACGATCCGAACTGGACGTCGTCCCCACTCGAGGGCGGCCACGAGGTGTGCGTCACCGCCCTCGAAACGGTCGCCATGGACGACGGCACGCTGCTCCCCGACTACACCGTCATCCGGTTCAGGAACTCGTGGGGCACCAGCTGGGGCGACCACGGCGACGGTCGCATGCGCCTGGCCACCTACCAAGCCATCCGTACACAGATCGACCTTATCCAGCCCCGCCGAGACGGAGTGACCCTGTGACCAGCTACCACGTCGCCGTCGACCACATAGACCCCGACACCCTCAAGACCACCAGCACCTACTACGGCACCGTCAACCAGGCCCACACCGACGAGGTCCGCGCTATTGCCGCTCTTGAGGCGACGCCCCGGCACGTCAAGGAGCATCCCCGCCAGGCCGGTGCCTTCATGGTGCTCCGCGACGACGGCGACCTGGACGTGTACGTGCCGGTCGACGCACCCGACGACCAGATCCACAAGCCAGGCCTGGCAACAGCGGAACCCGGGCCCGAGGACCTGCCGCGCGGTACGGCCGGGCCCGCCTACATCTCCGGCGCCACCCGCTTCGGCGGGCAGTCCATCGGCGGCGCCATGGACACCCCCGGCAACCCGCCGCGCGCCACCTGGCACACCACCGAGTCCCCGGCCGGCGGCAACTACTTCACCTCCATCGCCGCCTACCTGATACGGGTCGGTGCCGAGCCGCAGGTCATCTACGACCCGGTCACGGACCGGATCGGCCAGTTCGGCCCGCTCACCCAGTCCGCCCGGGCGCTCAAGAACGACGGTGCCCGCCGCACGAACCGCGAGGGCCGCGTCAACATCCAGGTCGAAGTCCTCGGCCGCGCCGCCTCCCCGTGGACCAAGGGGTTCGACCCGTCGGCCAAGCCGAACTTCCGGGCCCTGCTGGCGGCGATGCGCGCGCACGGTATCCCCGACGTGTGGCCGGCCGGGAAGCCCCCGGCGACCGCTGCGCTGGCCGCATCCGGGTCCCGGTCCCGAACGACGTGGCAGTCGAAGGGCGGCCACTACGCGCACGCCCAGGTACCCGGCAACGACCACTGGGACCCGGGCGCGATCGACACGGGCATCGTGCCCGGCAAGCCCACCGGCAGCACAGGGACCGAAGGCGGGGCCAGCTCGAGCGGCACGTACACGGTGAAGAAGGGCGACACCCTGTCGACGATCGCCTCCCGCTACAAGACCACTGTGGCGAAGCTCGTGGCCCTCAACGGCCTCAAGGACCCGAACAAGCTCGCGGTCGGGCAGAAACTGAAGGTTCCCGCCGCACCCGGCACGCCGAGCGCGCAGTTCGAACCGTTCCCGGGTGCGGCCTTCTTCCACACCGGCCGCAGCTCGGCGATCGTCACCGCGATGGGCCGCCGCCTGGTCGCCGAGGGATGCGGCAAGTACAAGTCCGGCCCCGGACCGAACTGGACGCTCGCCGACAAGGCCAGCTACGCCGCGTGGCAGCGCAAGCTCGGCTACTCCGGTGCCGGCGCCGACGGCATCCCCGGCAAGACCTCATGGGACAAGCTCCGCGTCCCGAAGTCCCTCTGAACCGTCTCTCATCTGGAGAATCACGTGAAGACACCCACCCTGTTCGGGCGTGAACCGTCGGCGATCCTCGGTCTCGTCGCGGTCGTCGTCCAGTTCGTCTCGGCATTCGTCGTCGAGGTCAGCCAGGACACGCAGACCGCCATCAACGTGGCCGCCGCTGCGGCGGTCGGCCTGATCGTGGCGTACATGGTCGGCGACGGACTGCTGGCCGCGCTTACCGGGTTCGCTCAGGCCGCGCTCGCGCTCGGCATGAACCTCGGCCTGGACTGGACGGCGGAGAAGCAGGCCGCCGCGATGGCGTTCGTGACGGTCGTCGCACAGTTCTGGCTGGTCCGCTCGCAGGTGACCGCACCCGTCCCGGCGGGAGGACGGCCTCGGCCGACTGCGGTGTCCTGACCTTCCCTGTATCCGGAGCACAACATGGCTGATGAGCCGTCTCTGGGAGAGCTGGGGCGGCTCATCCAGCTCATGCGTGGCGACATCCGCGACGACATGGCCCAGATCAACTCCCGCTTGGACCGCATGGTCTCCACCGACGTGTACGGGGTGGAGAAGGCGGCGCTCGAGCGGCAACTCGCCGATTTGAAGAAGGACGTGGAGGGTGTGCAGGCGCTGCGAACCGCGGACGCCGACCGGGTCACCCAGACCCGCCGGTGGCTGTTCGCCTCAGTGGTCATCCCGGTACTGGGGCTGATCATCCCCATCGTGTTCTTCCTGGCAGGAGGAAAGGGATGAGAACTACCAGGCTGGAGGCCCGTCAACGGCGGAAGCGCGGGAACTACCTCGCCGGCGCCGCCACGATGGTTGCCGCGCTCGCTCTGGGCTCGATCGTCACCGGGTTCGTTGTGCTCTCCAACGACCTGGACGCGGCGAATCAGGCGCGTGACGCTCTCGCACGTCAGGTGCAGGGGCTGGGGGAGAAGCCCGTGGCGGGGCCGCCCGGGTCGCGTGGCACGTCCGTGGCCGGGCCGCCGGGCCCCGCAGGATCGCCCGGGCCTCCGGGGGTGCCGGGGAGGGCTGCGCCTACGCTGACGCCGAGCCCGGGCCCGACCGGGCCGGCTGGCCCACCGGGCCCCTCCGGGATACCCGGCGCCGACTCGACGGCCGCAGGGCCGCCGGGGCCTGTCGGGGCGTCGGGTGTTCCCGGTGCGGCGGGCCGGGACGGCGCACCCGGGAAGGACGGCCAGGACGGGAGCCCTGGCCCGTCGGGCAGTGACGGTACGGACGGGGCCCCGCCAGCGCGCTGGACGTACACCGACCCGCAGGGCGTCACGTACACCTGCGTGCCCGCCGACGACTTCGACGCGGACGCCCCTCAGTACGCCTGTACTCCGGACGTGGAGCCGTCACCGCAGGAGCCCTCCCCGTCTGCTCCACCCGTTACGACCGAACCGTCGGCTTCCTCCTCGGGAGTGCTCCCGTTGAGGCTGCTCTCTGACCGTCTCTGATGATGAGGAAGGTGAGCCTCGTGTCTACCGAGCCAGAAGATGAGCTGGGTCCGGTGGTCGTTCCGCCGGTCTTCCCCGGGGTGAACGACAGCGGTACGGCTCCTCCACCGGAGGAACCTGAGCTGGACTTCGGCATGACCGTCGAGACTGCTCAAGGAACAGCAGAAGTCCAATAAATATTCACCACAAATAACCCGCGCTTGCGCCCAGCCCTCCACCACCGCCCCACCCATCGACCTGCACGTCAGTTCAACATCAGGCCCCCGCACCAACAAAGAAGGGACATTCCATGCCGCTCACGGTTCCCGGTCTCGCATCTCGCTCGACGCGGTGCACGGTGTCGATATCCAGCGCGGATGCTGGCGTTGGCTTCACCTTCACGTTGACGCCTCAGCAGGTGGAGGCGTGGTCAGATCAGGATCTGCTGGACCGGATCGACGCGTTCAAGGTGGGGTTGATGGGGTTCTTGCCGTCGGGGGCGGATGTGCAGGTGCCGGAGTGACGTAGGCTCCGACATGCCGTGTGCCCCTCCCCACTGTTCCTGGGGAGGGGCACACGGTTCGTTGCCGGGTCAGCGCCAGTAGAAAAGTGATGACGCCGGCTTCGTAGCGTGGAGCTTGAGGGGCATCACTTCTCAGTGCTGGTGCCGTGGACGGCAAGGCAGTTGGAGCACCAGCGCTGCGCCTCAGCCGTTCGCTCCAGGGGTACCTCGGCCAGGTCGATCGGGATTTCTCGGAGCGAACCGGGCGTGGTGATGCCCTCCGTAGTACTGCATGCGATCGGGTGCCAGTCGCACCCGCCGTTGCACTGCTCCGGTTCGGCGGCCTTGTGCCAGATGATGATGGTTCGGTCGCCCTCGCGGACGCGCTCCTGAGTAGCAAGCATGATCGGTATCCTCACTTTTCGATGCGGAAGGTGTGGAGGGCTGCGCGGGCGTAGTCGGCGGGTGTGGCTCCGGGCCGGTGAACGTCGGAGATGGCCGCGAGCAAGGCCAGGTAGAGCGGGTCACTGTCGGTCGAGTCTTCCAGCAGTTCGAATGCGGAGGAACGTAGTCGGTTGAGGCTTACGGAGGTCTTCTTTCCGGTCGGGCCGCCGAGGTCGTGCTCGACGACCAGCTCTGCCCGGGCGTCTCCGACGCTGATGACTCGGAGACGGCGGTCGCGGCTTTTCATGTCGGGGGCGAGATCTCGGTACAGCTGCCGGACGGTGATGGCAGGACGTGTCATTGGGGTCGGTATCCTCACTGCTGTACGTTGCGGATGGCTGTCTGGAAGACGGGAATCAGGTCGGCGGGCATCTCGTACCCTTCGACCTTGCCGAAGCCGGGCCCGAGGGGCTTCACCGGCTGGTCGATGCCCTCGGGCCAGCGGCCGAGCATCTTGCCGCGCTGGAGGATGCGGCTGAGCGGGGCGCTGTGACCGCGGAGGCTGTCGTCGGGGTTGTCGCGGAGGGCGTCGGCCGGGACCATGCCGCCGCGCTGGACGGCTTCCTTGACGATGCGTCGGGCGCGGGCGGGCAGCATTCGGAAGTAGTGGGTGGCGCGTTCCTCGTTCCACCTTGTGTCGGTCTCGATGTCCTCGGTGTGTTCGGCAAGGAGAGTGATCAGCTTGTCCTGGAACTCAGGGGTCGGGTCGTCCACGGTGACGGTGATGCGCACGGTGTCTCCTACTCGGCGTGCCAGTTGCTGTCGGTACGGACCCAGCGGAGCCACTCGCCCCACTGACGGTCCTCCCACTTCTCCACGACGATGCGGTTCGCGGTGGTGGTCTGCTTTTCCGCCTCGACTGCGTCGCGCGCGGCGGCTTCGGAGCGCTGTGGCTTCTCGATGGGCCCGCCGGGTGACGGGACGACGATGCGCCAGATCTTCGACGGGCGGCGTACGGCTATAATCCCTCCCCTTACATTGGACGTGAACTTACGTGCTCTAACGAGAACGGTAGTGCACCCGCATACTTCTGTCACTCGTTTACTCGCGCTAGTTTCACGTTAGTTGGCGCGCAGCCTTCCCCGGGAGTGCGCAGCGTGGTTCACGATAAGCTCACATATCACCAAGGAAGATAGGTAAAATGTGACTATGCCTCACATGCACCCGATGGAGATCGCGTACCGCAACGGCGCCGTCCGCGTGCCAGATGACATCGCCTCCGAGATCTGCGAAGCCACCAACAGCAGCATCCCAACGGGCTGGCCCGAGTTCACCGACCCGGAAGGGGACGTCTGGGCTCTCACCGGGGAGACGCATGACGGCGACTCGGTCATGCTTCCGTGCGCGTCTGACATGGACCCCATGCTCCGTCGCGACGTAGAGCGCGAGTTCGGCCCCCTGATGGCGTCTCGTCCGTGAGTACCGACCAACCTCCCCGCCAGAGCGGACGAACCACCGCTGCTGCCCGAGCGGTTTCACTGCAAGGCAGTGACTTCCCAGTTCCTCGCCGACCGAATCGCCGACCTCGGCCCGGCCGCGAGCGCCGACCCGTTCGATGCCAGCGAACGAATCGTGTGCCCCTTCCCCGGGGCCAGTGGGGAGGGGTGTCAATCCCTGCTGTGTAAGACGTCAATCTGTCGGCCCCGGCGTGTAGACATGGTGGTCGGAGTTCCAAGTGCAGCTGCTGCAACGCGTGGGGTCCGTGCCATGGTGGTCGCGAGCGTGACCGCAGACGCACGACGGAGCGTTGCTGATACGCGGTAGTCCTCCCAGGCCCTCGTACACCTTCGGGCCCGTGAGGACTTCCAGGAACGCCATCACGTTCTGGCGCTTGGTCGTATCTTCTGGCGTTCCTTCATGTAGTGCGACTACAGAGTCGAACGCTGCTACGAGTACCGCGAGCGCGGAGACGACTTGAGGGCTTTCACCGCTTTCTGCCAGGCACTTTCGGATGGTCTGTTGATTCATCCATCGGCTTCCTTCGACGGAGTCGAGTGCCGGCAGGTATCCGAGCTTCATGAGCAGATCCGTAGTAGTCATGTCCTCAATGCTGGCAGTGGATGGCAGGCTCGTTGCCTCCGGCTTGGGCCAAGGGAGGAGAACTGCCCGAGCAGGAGAACCGGGCCTTCGAGGTAGGGTTTGTGATCACCTCGTATAAATTTCCCTATCTGAAGGGGGAGGGCTTATGGGGAGCGACGAGCCGGACGCGCATCCTGTCGATCTCAATCACCCGGCGATGGTGTTCATGCGGCAGATCCAGGACCTGTCTGAGTCCCTCGACCGAGCCGAGGCCGCAGCGGCCGAGAGCGGCCAGCCATATGAGTCGGAAGTACACGAGGCGGCCCGGCTACTCCTCTACTCCGCTGGGAAGTTCACCATCAGGCAGGTGACCGAGGTGACCAACCGCAACGCCTTTCACTGGGTGCTGACCGTCACCGGTACGGTGGCCGGCCGCCAGACGCTCCTCGGCGCGCGTGGTGTCGTCCGGCCCGAGAGCGACGACACTCGCCAGTCCATATGCGACCGGCTCGTCGATTCCCTGTGCGCGGATTCGGAGCGGGCCACTGGCAAGCCCTATCTCGACGCCAAGGTCCTGTTCTTCGACCTACAGCTCAACGTGCTTCCCGATCCCGACCTTTGATGCCCCGACGCCGAAAGGGTCCAGTGCCCGCCGATCTCGCGTCAGTCGCCGGCTCGGGGAGCGCGGGTGCTCCGGCTTAGCCGGCAGGAAGAACCTGCCTGAGCGGAGAATCGTTCCTGACGAAGGTCTGGGGAGTCATCCCCGTTTTCGGAGACATGACCGGGTCATGTTGTGCCGTCAGAGGGAACGAGCATCCTGGCTCCAGATAACGTTCATTCTGTAGAGTGATCACCGCGCGGGGGAGCGGACGCGGAAGGAACGTGACGGCCGTGAACGACCTGGACTCGGACGAGGTACTCGACGTCGAACTGGTCAACGACCACCTCCCTGCACTTGCCAACGCCGAGAGCCTCGCCGTTCCCGGCCCGGACGGCGACCCCGACGCGTGGCTCTCGCCCGAAGCGCAGGAAGACGTCAAGGCCGGCATCACCGAGGGGACCCGCGACGGCTACGAGGGCGATATGCGGCGCTTCGCCGAATGGTGCGCCACGGTCGGCCGTCGGCCCATGCCCGCGGCGCCCCAGACCGTCACCGAGTACTTGTCCTACCTGAAGCGCACCCCGCGGGCCCGCACCGGGAAGCCTTACGGACCGCGGTCCATGGACCGCATCATCGCCGCGATCCGCTCCGCGCACCGGGCCGCCGGGCACAAGCCGCCCGACACCATGGGCGCCCGCAAGGTCGTCCTCGGCTACCGCGAGCAGCTCGCTCAGGCCAAGGACCCGGCGGCCGCGCCGCGCAAGGCCAGCCCAGCCGACCGCGAGGTCATCCGTCGCGCGCTGCGCGAACTCGACCGCAGCTCGCTGCCGGGGAAGCGTGATGCGGCCGTCATGCTCCTCGGGCACGCCGTCGCCTCCCGGGGCAGCGAGCTCAAGCCCCTCGACTGGCCTGGCAGCTTCACTGAACTCCCCGACGGTGGGCTGCGGGTGATGGTGTACCGGAAGAAGCGGAAGATGTGGCAGCCGGTCGATGTCCCGCTCGATCCCGATCCTGAGCTGTGCACGGTCCGCGCGGTCCGGGAGCTGGTGGCCGGGCTGGCGGACAACGGGCACGCCGAGGGCCCGCTGTTCGTCCGTATGGACCGGTGGGGCTATCTCAACCCGCCCATGCAGCGCGGCGGCGAGCCGATCGGCGATCCGGACGGGCGGATGACCGTGGAGGCGCTGTCCGACATCGTGCAGCGCTCCATCGAACGTACGGGCCTGCCTGGCCGGTGGCGGTCCCACTCCACCCGTCGCGGTTTTGTGAAGTCGTCCCGCAAGGCCAAGGTGGACCTCGTCCGGATCGGCCGGCACGGGGGCTGGGACGACAAGTCGAAGGCGCTCATCGGCTATGTGGACGAGGAAGATGCGGCAGGCGAGTTGAATCCGCTCGCGCAGATGGGCCGCGTGGCCGAGGCCGCGGCGCAGGCCCGCCCGTCCGACGGCTCCGTTCGTGGGGAGGAGAAGGGGTGACCGGGCGCCGCCAGTACCGTGCGCCAGCCGTACGGGAGCTCGCCGCGGTCGTCGACCAGCTGGCACCGGAGGTGTCCGGGAACCGGCTGAAGCAGCTGCGGATGATCGTCGGCATGTGGGACCGGGCGGTCGGCCGGGACGGGATGCCCGGGCCAAGGACGCGGTCCGCGCGGCGGCTGTTCCAGCCGGACGCGGTCGCCGAGTTCTGGGATCTCGCGGTCGAGGGGGAGCTGTGGGCGGACGCGGCGCGGCTGGGGCACGAGATGCCGCTGGCGACGCGGCGGATCGTCCGGGACTGCCTGCATATTCTGGCCCGCCGCATAGTAGGGAACCAGGGGGTTCGGCTGCCGCAGGTGGTCGAGCCGGGGCTGCGGGACACGACCACGCCGCGGCAGGAGGCGGAGCTGTTCCGGTTCCTGGTGTCGCTGGCGTCCGGGGGGCCGTTGGCGCGCGGCAGCCGGTCGATGACGGTTGAGTACCGTGCGCGGCTGCTGGCGTTGACGGCGGTGGCTCTGGATACGCGGTCGCGGGTGTCGGAGCTCGCGGCGATGACGGTGGCGGATCTGGGGGAGGACAGCCGGTCGGTGCGAGTGCGGCGCCGGCAGCAGAACGGCGCGCATCTGGAGCCGCTTGAGCTTGTGTTGCCGCTGCGGGAGGGTACGGGGGTCGCGTTGCGGCGGTGGCTGAAGTTCCGTGAGGACCTGGTGGCGCTTCCGGAGGGCGCGAAGAACGCTTTGTGGGTGACGCTGGCGCCGACGTGGTTGGGTCCGCCGGGGCTGCCGATCAGCGCTGAGGGACTCGGGAGGTCATACGTGCGGGGGGTGGTAACGCTGAACTACGTGATGGCGGGAAGCCCGGGGTGGGAGCCGCTTCCGTTGCAGTTGGAGGGGCTTCGGCGTGCGGCGGCGGTCCCGGAGGAGGAGCGGGTCCTGTTGGAGAAGGCCGCGCGGGAGGCTGCTGCCCAGCTTCCGAAGCGGCGGGGACCGCGTCCGCTGCCGCCGGACCGGCCGAGGGTTCACGGGCGGGAGAGCTGCTACAACACGGGGTGCCGGGAGCCGGAGTGCCGGGAGGCGGCCCGGAGGGGACGTGCCACCCGAAAGGCACGTGCCGCCCGGCGCCGGGCGTGAACAGCGCACGGGTAGCGGTCCCCGGCTTTCACAGTCCCGGTATCGGGTCCTGATCGGCGTCGTGCCGGGTGTGGCTGGTCCGGGTGTCGGGGTCGCATTCGGGGCCGAGGCGCCGGCGGCGGGATTCCGGGTCGGTCAGCTCGCGGCCGCACTCCTGGCACCAGACTCGTCGGCGTAGTCCGGGCGGGGTCGCGGTGAGGGCTTCCTGACGGTCCATGGCCGGCTTCCCGAGTGGTTCGTGAGCTGGGGCTTTCGGAGTGGCGCTGGTTTGGGCTACGCTGCGCGTGCGCGATCATTGTGACTTGAGAGGCCACCACCCGGTTCGGGGTGGTGGCCTTCGTCTTGTCTCCTTGGATCAGGCGGCGAGCGCGGTGTCGGTGCGGGTGACGCTGGTGCGGGGGAGGTAGTCGCGGCCGAGTTCGCGGGCGATGAGCTGGCGTTCGCTACGGACCACGATGACGCGTCCGGCGGGGGTTGTTGCCTCCGGCTGTTCGAGGACGTACGGGATGCGGTGGCAGGTGTAGGACGCGATGCGGTGGAGGAGGAAGCCGCGCGCTTCGCCCCGGAGTCGGCACATGGCGCGGATCTCGATGCGGCCGGACTTGGTGGTGCGGATGTCGCTGATCTCGATCGTGCGGATGGACTCGGTGCCGTCTTGGTCGAGGTAGGTGATGGTGACGGCGTGCTGGCGGTCGAGGGCGCGGTAGAGGTCGGTGAGGGTCCGGGTTTCGGTCTGCCGGTTGGTGTGCTTCATGGGTGCCCCCGCTGTTGTGGTGTGGACACCACCATACATGTGAAGCATTGCAAACACCATGCTTTGTAGGTAATCTGTTCCGGGAACGGCCCCTACAACGCATTGCATGCCCCATGCATAAGGAGGAAACTGGCGTGGCAACAGCCGCCCCCACGCGCCCGCCCGGCCGGCCCCGGTCCGAACGGCGCACACCGAGAGGACCATCCGTGGCCCGCCCCCCGATCCGACCCCACCTCACCTCAGCCGCCGCCCTCCTCCGCAAGGACGGCCACACCGCCGAGGCCGACGCCGTCGACCAGGTCCTCGCCCCCGGCGGATGGGACCGGCTCCGCCGTGAACAGGCCCCCGGCGAATCACCGTCGAACCTGGCGCTGATGATGGGCGACACAGTCCGCGAGCACATCCGGCACGCGGTGGCCGGCGCCAACGACGACCTCGCCGACCTGGCCCGCGAAGGACTGAAGGCGTACGTCGAAGGGCGCTTCGACCCGAACCCGCCCCCCGTCAACATCGGCAGCACGAAGGTCGCGCTGAACGTCCCGCTGGACCCGGAGTGGCGCCGCCTCGCCACAGAGAAGATCAAGGAAGAGACGGGGCCGCGCGGGAAGCGGCCCTCCCTGTCCCGGGTCGTGACCGCGTGGATCCTCGCCAAGTACCCCATGCCCGCCTCCGCAGACGCCGGTGAGGCGTGGGCCGACCGGAACACCCCGCACTGGGACGAGTTCATTGCGCTCGTCCGCGAGGCGGGCGAGGACGGCACCACCGTGGCGGCCGCGCTCCGGTCGTTCACCGCCGGCCACCCTGGCGTCACGCCGCCGCCGACCGCGACCATCCAGCGCTGGTTCGCCGGCCACCCGAACATCGTGAAGCCGTCCCGCGGCCGGTTCGTCTGGTCTGACGCCCCGGCCGAGTAAGCCCCCGTCGGGCGGGCCTGGACGCCGACAACCGGGCCCGCACCGGCCGTACACCGTCACAACCCCACACAGGAGACCTCATGGCCGCGGCCATCGAGGCCCCCGCCAGCAACACGGCGGAGGGCCCCACCTCGCACACCCAAAACCAGCTCGACGCCCTGGAAATCCTGCGGCGACCATTCCAGCCCAGCCAGATCTCCAAGCTCCCCAAGGTCTCGTGCACCAAATGCAGTAAGGCCCAGTTCAAGGTGTGTGAACAGCACACCCGACAGCGGTGCGATACCTGCGCTAGCACGCTGACGACCAAACACGTTCACCTGGACTACGTCGGGCATGCCGAGTTGACCGGCCGGCTTCTGGAAGCCGATCCGCTGTGGACCTGGGAACCCATGGCCTTCGACGCTGACGGCCTGCCCAAGTTCGACCAGGTCGGCGGCCTGTGGATCCGCCTGACCGTCGGCGGGCACACCCGGATCGGCTACGGCAACTCGGACGGTAAGACCGGCCCGAACGCCGCGAAGGAAGCCATCGGTGACGCGCTGCGGAACGCCGCCATGCGGTTCGGCGCGGCCCTGGACCTGTGGTCCAAGACCGACATGGACAAGGCCGCCGCCGAGAGAGACCAGCTCACCGCCGAGCCGTCCCGAGAGGACCGGCTGGACGACCTGTACTCGCTGATGCAGAAGCGCTGGGGCCATCTGGAAGGGCTCCGAGCGGTGAAGGTGCAGGTCGGCGAGGAGAACTTCCACGAGTCCCAGGTCCACGATGCACAGGGCACGCTGCGCCTGTTCGGCGAGCTGATCGACGACCGGATCCGCGAGCTGCTGGACGCGCAGAAGAAGGAACAGTTCCTGCGCCGCGTCCGTAAGGGCTGGGACGAACGGGCCGTCGTCGAGCAGCACCTGGCCGAGGCCCGCGAGAAGCGGCTGCTGGACCATCTGGTGCCTGCCGGGAAGGACAAGGTCCCCACGCGGATCGAGGACCTGCTGACGGACCGTCTTGCCGAGCTGTCCCCGGACAACGGCGAGAGCGACGGTTCCCAGAGCGAGGCGGGCGCTTCCGCCGCCGGCGCCTCGGCCGGGACCGACGACGAGGCGGCGGACAGGCACGTACAGCGTCTCATCGGCCAGGTCGCCAGTGAACGCTGCTGGAACAACCCGATCGCTCTGGTGCAGATCAAGGGCGACGCGGACAAGCACGGCGTCCTGGACCGCCAGGTGCAGGGCCCGGACGGAGCGTGGCTGCCGATGCGGAAGCTGCTGGACGGGCGGATCGCCGGACTGAACGAGCAGACGAGGAAGGCCGCGCCGGGCGGCGACACGGGAAGGGGAGCCGCCTGATGGCCTACCACGACAATGATGCCTTGACCGTTATGGATTGGTTCTGCGGCGCCGGGGGCTCCAGCCAGGGCATGCACTCCATCCCCGGCGTCCGTATGGAGCGCGCGGCGAACCACTGGGAGCGGGCGATCGAGTCGCACGCCGCGAACTTCCCCGATGTCGACCACTACCGCGGCGACATCCGCGACGCACCCGTCGAGAAGTGGCCGGTCACCGACATCTTCTGGGCGTCGCCGGAGTGCCCGCAGTGGTCGAACGCGCGGGGCAAGAAGCGTGACTTCGACGCCTCCATGCAGGGCGACCTGTTCGAGGGGTTCGGCCCGTCGGAGGAGGTGGAACGGTCCCGGGCGCTGATGGAGGAGGTGCCGCTGTACCTGCGCGGAGTGCAGGAGCGCGGCGGGCTGGTGAAGGCCGGGGTGGTGGAGAACGTCGTTGACGTGCGGGCCTGGGACCAGTGGGACCGGTGGCTTGGGGAGCTGCACAAGCTCGGATACCAGACCCGGGTCATCGCCCTGAACAGCATGCACGCGGACCCGAGGACGGTGCACAAGGCCCCGCAGTCGCGGGACCGGTTGTACGTGGCTTACTGGCACTCCTCGCTGCGGCGGGTCCCGGACTGGGACAAGTGGCTGCGCCCCAGGGCGTGGTGCCCGGCCTGCAAGGAGTGGGTGCAGGCGGTACAGCGGTTCAAGACGCCGGGCCGGGACATGGGCCGCTACCGGCAGCAGTACGTGTACCGGTGCCCGAACGTGTCGTGCCGGAACCAGGTGGTGGAGCCGGAGACCCTTCCGGCCGCCGTGGCGATCGACTGGTCGCTGCCGGGACAGCGGATCGGGGACCGGGCCAAGCCACTCGCGGACAAGACGCTCGCCCGTATCCAGGCCGGTCTGGACAAGTTCGCCCGGCCCATCACCCTGGAGGCGGCGGGGAACACCTTCGAGCGCAGGCCCGGCGTGCGCACCTGGCCCGTAGACGCCCCGCTCACGACGCAGACCACGACCCCGACCAAGGCCGTCGCCTACGGGCCGTTCATGGTCCCGGCCGGAGGGACCTGGCGGAACGACCCGTCCAGCGTTCTGGACCCGATGAGCTGCCGCACGACCCGCGAGAACGACGGCCTGGCGATACCGCCGCTCCTCATTCCGGTGGAAGGCCGCGAGGGGAAGGAACCAGCGTCCGCGAACAGTCCGCTGCGCACCCAGACCGCCCGCAACGAGACCGGCCTGGCGTGGCTGCCGTTCATGGTGACCATGCGGGGCGGCGGTGACCAGCTTCGCGGTCGGTCGATCGGCGAGCCGGTGGGCACGGTCTCCGCGAACGGCAATCACCACGGCCTGGTCATGCCCGACGCTGCGTTCGTCATGAGGAACAACGGCAGCGTCGGCGCCGGTGGCGAGCACTGCACCCCGGTCAGCGAGTACCTGCGGACCATGACGACGGCCGGCCACCAGTCGCTGGTCACCTGGGAGCACCTGCTGGTGCCGTACTACGGCAACGGTACGGCGCGCACGGTCCGGGAGCCGGTGGGGACCCTGTCGACGCGAGACCGGTACGCGCTGGTGCAGGGCAAAGTCGCCATCGAGGACGTGCGGTTCCGGATGTTGGAGCCCCACGAGATCGGCCGTGCGATGAGCTTCGCCGACCAGTACGTCGTGTTGGGCTCGAAGCGCGAGCGCGTCCGACAGTACGGCAACGCCGTGACCCCGAACTGCTCCGAGGTCATCGTCTGCGCGCTCGTCGAAGCCATCACCGGCGAGGACATCGACCGGTACGCCGCACCGGCCATGGCCACTGCCGTATAGCCCCCGCTCATCCCGGCGGGGCCGACTCTCTGCCGAAGGAGGCCCCGCCGTGGGTTCCACAATCCTGCCCATCCTGCTTATCACCAGCGTCGTCCTCGCGGCCGCAGTTCCCCGGGCCCGGCGCGCGGTGCGCCGCGGCGTGTACCCGGGGAGCGCGGCGCACCGTGACGCTCTCGCTGCGGTGGACGACGGTACGGCGCCCGCGTTCCGTGACTGGCGGCGGATGTCGACGGCCGAGCAGGCCGCCCACGACCGCCAGGCCATCGCCCGCGCAGACCGGGCCCACACGCCGGAAAGGGGGCGAGGGCAGTGTTCCTGAACGTGTTCGTCGCGGTCCTCATCGTGGTGGCGGTGGCCGCCGGCCTGTGGGCGTTACAGATACTCCGATCAACGCGGCGCGCACTCTCCGGGGTGCGCGCCGCAGCCCGTCTCGCGGAAAGGCTCCACGAGCGGGACATGCGGGCGTGCCGGGCCCGGCTCCAGGCCGTGCTCGACGAGCACGCCGTGATGGGGGCCGCCGACCGTGTCCTGGACGCGGCGCTCGCCCGCCACACGACTGATCCGAAGCCGAAGAAGGAGGGGGGATCCCCATGACGATGTCGCTGTCGCCGAGTGCGGCGCACCAGGCGTTGACCGAGCATCCGCTGTACCGCTACCGCGGGTGCCAGCCCGACGTGGACAACCCCCGCATGGCGGCCGGCGACCCGGACGTGCCGGTCGACGCGTGGGGGCCGTGGACGGGAGACGGGGCGGAGCCGCAGGCCGACCGGTACGCGCGGGAGCGCGCCGCGAAATCGGTCTGCGGGTTCTGCCCGGTGCGGGAGGCGTGCCGCATATATGCGAACACGGAGACCGCAGACGGGATGCTCGCCGAGCCGGAAGGCGTGTGGGGCGGCGAGTTGGCGCTGGAGCGTCACCGTGCGCTGATTCAGCGCCGCAAGGCCGCGCTCGACGCCGGCCGCCCCGTCCCTGTCGTGGAGGTGCGTCGGCCGGAGCGGGATCTGGCGATGTGCCGCACAGTCCAGAAGCAGGCCGTGCTCCGGTCGCTGGCGCGGGAAACCGACGAGGAGCTGGTCGCGTATCGGGCGGGAATGGACGTGCGGACGGCGAACTGGAACCGGTCGGCGCTGTGCAAGCTGCTGGGCGTGGACCGGGAGACCGCGACGCGGGAGGACCTGCTGGACGCGGCGCGCCGGCACGGGGTTCTGCCGCGGGGGGTGCGGGTGCGGCCGGACGGGGCGTGGCCGGTGGCGGCGGCGCCGACGACGGACGGGATGCGGCAGCGCCGTATCGGCCCGGGCCGGCCGGTACAGCTGATGATCCCCGACTTCCCGCCCCTTCCCCTTAGCCCGGCCGGTGCGCGGCCGCGCGCCGCTTCAGGATGCGGCGGGCCTCCCGGCCGAGTCCCGGCCCGCGCGGCCGGTTCAGGGGGCGGGCCGGTGCGGCTCCGCCTCGTCATACCGCCCCCTGAGCCCCTCGCTCTCCCCCTATCCATACCCGACCGACTGCTGGAGACCGCCTCGTGATCACCCCCGCCCACCAACTCACCGCCCCCGCCCTCGGGTCCACAAGTACCGGGGCCGCGGGCCCCGACGCCCCGACCGACGCCTCGACCGGCGCCGTCGGCCCGGAGGGAACGGACCGGGTCCTCGCCGAGCGCTGCCAGTCCTCCGGGGACTACCTCGCCGGCCTCATCGCCGCCGCCACCCTCGACCACGCCGGCCAGCCCGGGAAGCTTCCTGAGCTTCTGTGGCCCGACGCCGAGCCGTGGCTCGTCCGCGCTGTCTGGAACGCGGCCCTGGCCGTCGGCTACCGGGCGGGCCGCATGTCCGTACGGCCGGAGTGGACCCCTGAGGCCCTGGCCCGGCTCCGTGCCCAGTTCGCCGACGCCGGCTACCAAACCATGGCCCGCCATGTCGCCCGCACCGCCAATCTGCACCGGCCCGTGCACCCGGCCGACACCGAGGTCGTCCGGGACGGGGGCAGCCGATGACCGCCACCACAGAGCCGGGCCGGGGCCGCGGGCGGCAGGTCCTGTTCGACGAGACGGCCCGTCAGCAGTACCTGGCGGCGGTCGCCGACGGCATGCGCCTCGGGGAAGCCGCCGCGCACGTCGGCGTCAGCATCAACGTGCCCCGCCGCCACGCCCGCACCGACACCGCGTTCGCCGCACGCCTCGACGACGCCCGGACCCAGGGCAAGAAGATCCGCGACGACCGGATTCCGCACTCGGAGGCCCACTACAACAACCAGCAGTGTCGTCACCCCGACTGCCGGGCCCGCGCGCGGGAAGGCCGCGCCCACCGGCGCCAGACAGCCGCCGAGCCCGCGCCGGTCGCCGAACTGCGCGATGCCCGCGCCGAGTCCCCCATTTCCTTTTCGCTGCTGAAAGCGTCTTGAGGGCGAAGCAGGGCAGGGCCGCAGGCATCGGTTATTTGTGGTGAATCTTTATTGGACTCGGGTGGCCCGGCGCCCGGGTCGAGTGACCAGCATGATGAGCTGACGATCTGACTAGATCGACACGGTATGGGAGAAGGTGGGGACAGTGGCGGAGGGAATTGGTAGGCTCAGCCTGGCGCCAGACGACCACTCAGCTACAGGTCTGACGGCGACACCCCTGGACATAGGTCCGGCCCCGCTGGATTCCAAGGTGGTAGCACACCGAGGAGCAGGGCCGGGTCGACACTCAACCCTCTACGAAGGTGCCGACATGGCAAAGACTACCCGGGGCCGTTCCCCGGATCACAGGCAGACCCGCAACTCTGGCGTGAACGCACCGCCATCGAGGGGTCCTGTCACCACTACACAGCCCACGCGATGAGCGGCCAGGGCGAGAGCGTCCTCGCCTGGCTGAACACTGTCATCGCCATCCGTTCCAATGCGGCACAACGGGCCCTCAAGGGCCGTTCAGGACGTTGGTGCAGCGGAACCAGTTCGGACAACCGTTACGCCGATGAATGGGAACTCGAGTCACACGTCGTCTACGAGGACGAACTGGACATCGTCGTGGTCAGCAACGACGTCCATCCGTCCAAGGACCAGTCCGTTCACATCGCCCTGAACGACCCCGAGTCGGTCCTGCGCCGCTGCGCCGCCGACCGAAAGCTGCTGGAACTGCACGGCGGTCGAGGACACTCTTGCCTCGCAGACGGGACTGGCCACCTGGACGAGTGGATGCAGTTCGCCCCCGGCGATGCGTGCCCCGTGATCTTGATCCTCGCTGAGGGCTACGGCTGGACAGGAGGCCACCGATGAGCGGCATGGTCTACCTCGGCTCTGACGACCCCGACTTCGGCTGGGAGTTCCGGGCGGAGGACTTCGTGTACGCCCGGCTCCGCGAGGAGATGGATGCGGCCACAGCCCTCCACGAGGGTTCCGCGCGGGACGCGGCGGTAGCCCGAGTTGAGTCGCTGCGCCTGGCCGTCGTACAGCACTCCTGCTACGTCACCAACGACGGCTACAGCCAGGCTCGCTGCTTCACCTGCGACGCGGCTTGCGGCTTCCCGTGCTCCACGATGCGCTACTTCACCCGCATGTGGCGCCACCACCCCGAGTACAAGCCCGGGTGGAACACGGAGTTGGACCGCGACAGTGGCCCGAGTGACTGGCAGCAGGACATGCTGCGGGTTGCGGCGCGCGGAGGATTCCGCAACGACTTCCTCGCCGAACGGGCGCAGGGACAGACCTCACCCAGTAAGGGAGATCGAGTGACGTAGCGACCTTCGAGCGGGAGGTTCTGGGCCCCTTGGCGGGGGCACTTCCTCAACCGCTGGCCGCTGGTGTTGGCGCACCGTGCGCGGCCGTATCCGACGGCTCGGTTTGGCGACCGAGCTAAGGCTCGAATCTCAGATCCGGTTTGGCGACCGGGCCCGAGTGTTCGAGCGACCTACTTGCTTCTCACCGAAGCAGCACCACCGAAGCGGGGCCGTTGTCGTCCCACAAACGCTTAGGAAGACGGGTACATAGTGCCGTACGCATCCCCTTCTTGTCAGCTTCCGCGCGCCCGCACGGGCGATTCGCCCAGTATTTCCCCCAACCGTGGCGGCATCCCGTGCCAGCGACAGGACACCTCGAAGACCCCCGGTGCCTTCCCTGTCGCGCCCGCCGACCAGTGGCTGGACGCCACGAGCGGACGGATCGCCACCTGCGCCCACTCCTGGATGACCGCCGTCCACTGGGTCCACGAACTCGCCAAGACCGGCCTGTACGTGCCGTCCCGGAAGCACGGCCCGAAGTGGGGGCCGACGACGCTCGTCATCGCCCAGGAACTCTCCGCGCTGACCGAGTGCCGGCCCGGAATCGCCTACCTCATGCGGAAGCTGAAGGTGTCGGAGCGGACCATCCAGTACCACCTCGGCCTGCTCCGCGAGACCGGGCTCCTCGTGTACCGAGTGAAGGGCACCCGCCTGTCCGGGCAGCCGAACCAGACGTCCGTGTTCGAGCGGATCATCCCCGCCGCGTTCGATGAGGCCCACGGCATCCGCACGATCCAGCGCGACGAGACGATGCCCGCCTACACGCGTGTCCCGGTCGGGGCCGCGCCGGAGAAGCAGGGCCTGCTGGGGAAGCTCGCCCGGAAGGCCACCCGCAAGCGCCGCCGGCCCCGGAAGCAGACCGTTTCCTCGAGGACGCGTTGCACCCCAATGCAGGGTGGTACCTCAGCTGTTGACACTGCCGGTACTACTCACTTCCCCCCTGAGAGCAAGCTCGCAAGCGGGCAGAGCAAGTCCCCCACCCCGAAGAAGTCCAAGGCGCAGGCCGGTGGTCGGCGGAAGCTGAACCGCGTCGGCCGCCGCTACCAGCTCGCCCGCGAGGTCATGAGCATCGCCCCGTGGCTCTCCCGCGGCTCGTGGAAGCGGCTCGCGTGGATCCTCCGGGACGTCGCCGACGCCGGATGGACCGCGCTCGAGGTCCAGGCCGTCGCCGAAGCCACCCCCCTCACCGCTGCCGAGGTCCGCCGCCCGTCCGGGATGCTCGCCCACCGCCTCAAGGGCGCCCACCTGCTGTACACCACCCCCCAGCGCCGCAAGACGGCCGTCCTGGCATGGCAGGAGTCCCGCGTCCAGGAGAAGGCCCGCCACCGCGGATACGAAACCCTCGGCGGCGGCCCGGCCCGCGCGTCCGTCCAGCGGATCGTCCGCGACGCCCTCGCGCACAGCCGCCAGCCGTCCGCCGAGGACCTTGAGGCCGCTGTCAGCTACGGCCACGACGACAGCCAGCATGTCGACATCGACACCCTCGACGAGGCGACCGTCGTGGACCTGAGGGCCGCCGCCGAGGCCAACCCTCAGATCATCCTCGACGCCATCCCCGTCATGGGCGAGGCCGACGCCCGACGGCTCTACACCAACCAGCTCGTCGACCGCGCACTCACCCGGTACAGCACCAACGTCCGCATCAGCATGCCCTGGCAGGAGGCCGCCACCTATGCCTGACCACACCCCGACCGCGTCAGGCGTCGACCTCGCGCGCCAGGCCCTCGCCGCCTACAAGACCGCCGCCAGCACCCGGCCAGCTGCGCCGAGGAAGGCTCCTCGGATCCGCCGTGACCGTTCCGGCGGCCGCGACCCGGTCACCTTCGCCGCCGCCATCGAGCGCATCAACGCTGAACAGGGATGGGAACTCGGCCTCGACGGCGGCAACATCCTCCACCAGTGGCCCGTCCTGTGCCCGCAGTACGACGGACTCATCGCCGCTGAAGGCTTCGACCCGGACCAAGGCCGGCTCGACCTCCGCCCCTCGTCCAACGCCTACGCCACCCAGCTGCGGCTGCTCGGCGGGCAGCTTGCCAAGCAGATCAACGACAAGCTGGGCCGGGCCGCCGTCCGCACGATCCGGGTCCTCGCCGTCGGCCCCGGCCAGCCCCGCTCCACCGCGCCCACCGTCACCACTGCCGGAACGCCGGACACGACGGCCGCGCCCGTACGGACGCGGGAGAACGCCTCGGCCGGCTACCGCCGTACCCTTGCCCTCGCCCTCGAGCACCGGCCGACCGCGCCCGAGGAAGGGCCGCTCGTCGCTGCGGCCCGCGCGCGCCTCAACGCCGCGGTCGCTCATCCCTCGCGCCGCGAGCCAGCAGATGCGTTCACGGAGGCGGTCGTTGAAGCGGAACGTGTAGCCGCGCCTGCGCACGTTACCGAGGCCGATGCCGTCTACCAAACCGCGCTGCGCGTGGCACGTGCGCAAAAGGCCGAGGGCCCGCTGCCACGCCGGGTGTTCGACGTGGCATGACGAGACGGGAACCCCACGTGTTTTACGGCCGTAAAACACGGCCTGTCCTCGGTCACCGCTGCTCGGGCCGACGTGACGGCGATGTGTCAGGGGCCCAGAGTTTTACGGCCGTAAAACTCGCCGACTTGTCGCCCTCCCTGTCCAGCGGCACTCCGACCGTCTGAAAGACTGCCTTCCGTCCGGAGTACCAGCACCATTGGGAAGTAATCGGAGACAGCAAGATGCCGTACATCACCGTGCTCTTGAACAGGAAGGGCGGGGTGGGCAAGTCGCTCATCACGGTCAATCTGGCCGCCGTCTACGCCGAAATCCTCGGCAGTAACAGCGACAACCCGTCCGTCGCGGTCGTCTCAATAGACCCACAGGCCACCAGCGTCGAGCACGCCGACAAGGTCAGAGAAGCAGGACGCGAAGTCCCCTTCCGCGTCGTCAACGCCAGCGTCCGCAACGTCGAACAGCTCCGCCGCCTGCGCCGCGCGAAGGCCGACTTCATCATCGTCGACACCCCCGGCTTCATGCCCCTCAACGAGGAAGAGGACGACGAAGCCATTGACCCCCTGGGAGACGGCACCGTCGGTGACGCCCTGCGAGCCATCCTCGACGTCGCCGACGACGTGATCGTCCCGCTCGAAGCAGAAGGCTCCGCCTTCACCCCGACCAAGGTCACCATCGAACGGGTCCTCCTCCCCCGGCAGATTCCCTACGGCGTAGTGATCAACAACTGGGATCCGCGCGACGGCGAAGCCGACAAGGAACGAACCGAGAGCCTGGTCAACCGACGCGGCTGGGAGCTGTACAACGCCACGATCCGGCACTACAAGCCCCACACCCGCGGCATCACGAACGGACGCTTCTGTACCCAGTACGAGTCGAACCACACCGCCACCAAGGCGAAGCAGGACTTCGTGTCCCTCGCCCTCGAACACCAGCTCCGCCGCCAGAAGTTCACGGGGGCCCGCTAGTGGCACGCGACGAGTTCGACGACTTCTTCGGAGACGAGGACAGCACTTCATACACCGACACCCGCGCCGACGGAAGGCTCTACCGGGTACCCATCACACGTCTCGTGCCGAACCTGGTCAACCCACGGCAGGACTTCGGCACGACTGACGAACTGATCGACTTCGGTAAGAGCCTTCAGCGCCGGCAGAACCAGCCGTGCCCGGTCGTCAGCCGCATCGCCTACCTCAAGCTGTGGCCCGACCACGCCGAACAGATCGGGAGCGTCGACTACGTACTCGTCAGCGGCGAGCGCCGCTTTCGGGCCGCGACCGAGGTCGGGCTCGCGGCACTGGACTGCGTGGTCAACGACGGCTTCGCCACCGACCGGAAGACGTTCATGGAGGCCGTGGTCTCCGAGAACGTCGACCGGCAGAACTTCGACGCCATCGAAGAGGCATACGCCGTGCAGGCCCTGGTCCGCGAGTTCGGCACCAACCGAGCGGTCGCCCAGCACTTCGAGCGCGCCGACGGCTGGGTCACGCAGCGCGTCCTCCTCACACACCTTGCCCCGCAGATGCAGGAGCAGGTGCGGAAGAAGAGCGTCCCGCTGGAAGCCGCCCGCAAGCTTGGGATGCTCGCACGCGACAACAAGTGGGACGCAGCAGAACAAGCCAAGTGGTGGGAGCAAGAACAGTCCCGGCGGAACGCGCTCGCCGAGGCCAAGGCCGCGAAGAAGCGCGCCGAGAAGACCGAAGCGCAACGGGCAGTACCGTCCGCTGCTGCTCCACCACGTGTCTCCGCACCAGAGGAACGGGACGGATCGTCCGTAGCGGAGCAGCGTCCGACCGTTCAGGCCGAACCCAGGGATGCGCCGAGTTTTACGGCCGTAAAACCCCACGGCTCCTCTGAGGCCGTCGTCGCCCCCCGCTCAGTCCCCGAGCAGCACGCCCGTACCGCAGAAGCAGCCGATGCCCCCGAAGCAACCGAACAGGGGACACCTCATCCGTCATGGGCGGAAGGTGTCCAGTGGGACCGACCTGACGAACTCAGCGCCGTGATGATCGAACGGATGGAACTGCAGCACCGGCGTCGAGTGGTCAAGCTGCTCCTCGAGGCCATGCCGTACCAACCGTGACCACGACGGTCCCGCAGCGAGTGCGGGACCGCCTCTACCTGCGTGGCGCTGTTCAGGACTACAATCGCCGTCATCTGACGGGCACGCGCTCGTGAGGTCTCGAGCCCCCGCAGGGCCCGAAGGGTGTTGTCGGCAAAACTCCGCCCTCACGGTCCGCGGGGGCTTCCTCATGGGATACGGCGGTGGCCTGGACCATGCGTCACGGCTGTATCAATACTCAGGACACCCTTACTCGCCGAAGCGAATTGCTGCCACAGTGACACCCTCGGGCCTGGACTGGCAGCAGGCCCAGACAGGCCCCGGCCGGGCAGGACGGGCCCCGTCGCACCCTTCCCGATCTGCCGGAGGAGCGGAGACACGCCCTCTCATGACCCCCACACCCGCAGCAGACATCCCGCCGCACGCACCGCCCGGACCGCCCGGGCCAGACGCCGCCAGCAGCGACGTCATCCACTTGGACGCACGCCGGCCATCGCGCCAGCACCTTCAGCCCGAACCGGCCGCGGTCACGCCGGACACGGACAGCCCCGAGCAGCAGCTCGCCGAAACGATCGAGGCCCTCCTTCTCGCCCGCGGGCACAGCCTCACCGACGAGACCACCAGCTCCGTATACGCCGCCACCGTCGACGCCGTGCTGCTCATGCTCGAGGGAGCACACGCCCAGGGCGTCCTGGAGGCGGAGCAGCACGCCACTCTGCACGGCATGATCCTCGGCATGCGCGAAGCCCCGAAGCGCGTCTGAGGTCGGCCCGGCGCCTCGGCGGTGTTGCGCTGGTCGCGGGGGACTCGTAAACCGGGTTGATTCGACACGAGTCGACAACGGTTCGTAGCCGAGCGGTGATCGACAACAACTATGCGTTCAACTTCAGGCATATACGTGCCATCATGAGGCGTCCGGAATCACCCGGGAACACTTCCGGCCCCACCGGCGCACGCCCCGAACCAAACCGGTCCGTCAGCACTGCGCCCCCGGGGGCCGCCTACGGAACGGGGAGCCATGGGCACGACGGAAGACGACACCGCAGCAGAAAGACTGCGTACCCTCGCCACGCACTACATCGAGCCGGCCCGCACCGGGACCGGTATCCGCGGCCCCCGCCCCACCGAGGCCCGCCCCCCTCTCAACGTCAACATAGTCAGCCACATGGCGGCCAGCGTCGCCGAGGTCATCGACCGGGCCCGCGCCGACGCCCCCCACGCCGGCCACGCCCCCGCTGTCCCCGACGGCATCTACCAGTGGTGGAGGGACAACACCCAGCACCTGGACGCGGAGAAGCGGCAGGCCCGCGAGACCGTCATCTACCGGCAGGGCCTCGAGCACGCGCTCGCCATGGGCGACCACAAGGTGATCCGCCGTCACCCCTGCCCCGCCTGCGGCTGCTTCGGCCTGTTCTGGCGGTCCACGGTCGGCCGGGCGGCGTGCTCCAACCTGGACTGCACCGACCCGCTGGGCCTGTCCCGCACCTGGAACCTGGCGCGTCTCGCGCACGAGCACATCGCCCGCGAATTCGCCCGGACGAAGAGGGCAACCATCTGACGGTGCGCGGTGTCTACCAGACATCACAACCGCACCACCCGCACCATCCCCGGGCCTTCTGGCAGAGGTCCACCCGCCCACTCGGCCGCCGTCAGCTGCGAACTGCGGCCCGTCGAGTTGATGGGAGCCCATCGTGGCCGCACACAGTCTCAGCCCGTACGCCGACTTCGTCACTCTCGACGAGTGCGTCGCGCTCCTCGAGGAGACCGGGCACCCCAAGGGGCAGACCACCGTGCGCCGGTGGATCAAGAAGCACCGCCTGGAGACCGACCGTGTCGGCGGCCTCACCGCAGTGTCCTGGACACAGATCCAGCAGATCCACCGCGACATGATCACGCGCGAAGGCTGACACCAGCCCGCGCGAAAGAGCCGAAGCCCTCGCCCACTACCCCCGGGGCGGGGGCTTCGTCATGCCCCACCACCCATTTCCATGCGAAGCATTGTGCAAGCAATGCGTAATGTGTAATCTGGTGGAGCCGACAAGGCCAGAACCCCCACCGGGAACTGGCCGAGTAACCCATTCCAGGAGCTCCGCCATGAGCGTGATCAGCCCTGCCCGCAACACCAGCACCATCAACTACCACCACCTCCCCGCCCCACAGCAGAACCTCTTCGACCAGCTCATGGCCCAGGCGGACAACACCGCCAGCGCCGCCGAGTACGAAGCCCTCATGGCCGCCCTGATCGCCATCACCGGCATCACCGGCGTCCGCTACAACGAGATCCTCAAGTGCGCCTGCCCCTGTGACTGCGGCTGCATCTTCGACGCCGACGCCCCCGGCCTCCGCACCGTCGAAGAACCCCAGGGCTACAACCTCGGCCGCCTCCAGTGCCCCACCTGCACCGACGAACACCCCACACCCGACGCCGACTAGCCACCCTGGCCCCCGGCCCGGGTCGAGCACCACGCCCACACGGCGCGCAGTAGCTCCCCGGGCCGGGTGAACACCCCACCCTCGCCACGCCGCACCCGGGAGACACCCATGTCCAGCACCGGCACGATCCTCCGCACCGCCGCCCAACTCCTCAACTACTACGGCCTCCACACCGGCGACCACTTCGCCACCCACACCGGCCAGCTCGACCTCAACGCCGCCATCTTCCGCGCGGTCACCGGGAAAACCCCCAACGCCTTCCTCACCGACGACGACCGGGCGCTGCTCCTCATCACCACCAACGAGCCCGCCATGGACGCCATCCGGATGCTGTCCGCCGTCCTCCCCACCGAGCCGCCCACCGACCCCATCACCGGCTTGGACGACCACATCGATCACCTCTCCTGGTGGCCGTCGTACGCACCCGCCCCGGACCGCGGCTGGCCCGCCCCCACCGTGTCCGAGGTCATCGGCGCACTCCACCGCGCCGCCCAGACCGCAGACACCCTCACCGACCTTCCGCCGGTTCGTACAGCCGCCTGACCCCCGCTCTTCCACCGCAACCGGAGACCCCACGCCATGACCACCATGACCATCGCCCCCGCCGGAACCGGCGACAGCGCCGACGACAGCTGGGAGGCCGGCTACACCGACGGCGAACTCGCCGCCATCACCGGCCTCTCCTCCCGCCGGGCCCACGCCCGCGCCGCCATGGCCGACCAACACGACCCCTTCTACGCCCAGGGCTACATCGACGGCTACCTCCACGCCACCGCCGTCAACGCCGCCCTTGCCAAGGAGATCGGCCAGTGACCGACACCCCCGACCCGACCGACCCCGCGTACATCGAACAACTCGCCGCCACCCTCAACCTCGCCGCCGAATTCCGTATCCCCTGCCCCGGCCACCCTCACGGCCACGCAGCCGACCTCCGCGTTCAACGCCGCCTCGACGGCAACGCCGACGGATGGGCCGTCTTCAACGACAACCCCGGCAACGAACACGCCTGGACCGGCACCGAATGGACCTATCGCGGCGAACTCGCCCGGGCCCAGATCTACCGCTACGACCGGCAGACCGCCCTCAACGAAGCCGTGCGCATCGCCCCCCTCGAAACCGCCGCCCACATTGCCCACATCGCTCGCCTCCGCAGCGAACTGGAGGAGTCCTCATGAGCAACATTGAGTGGACCGAGCAGACCTGGAACCCGACAACAGGATGCGACCGGATCAGCCCCGGCTGCGACAACTGCTACGCCCTCACCATGGCCAAGCGCCTCAAGGGCATGGGCTCCGCGAAGTACCAGACCGACGGCAACCCCCGCACCTCCGGCCCCGGCTTCGGCGTCGCCGTACATCCCGAGGCCGTCATGGAGCCACTCCGCTGGAAGAAGCCCCGGCTCGTCTTCGTAAATTCGATGAGCGACCTCTTCCACGCTGGCATCGACCGGCCCTCGTTGGAACTCATCTTCGGCGTCATGGCAGCCACGCCGCAGCACACCTACCAGGTCCTCACCAAGCGCCACGGCCGGATGCGCAGTCTGCTCAACGACCCCCAGTTCTCCCACATGGTTCGCCACCGGGCCGAAGCCTGCTATGGCCGTCCCTCAACCGCTGGCTGGGCTTGGCCCCTCCCGAACATTCAACTGGGCGTTTCCGTCGAGAACCAGAAGTGGGCCAACGTTCGCATCCCCGCACTGCTCGACACCCCGGCCGCTGTCCGCTTCCTGTCCTGCGAGCCGCTCCTCGGCCCCGTCGACCTCTGGGGGCCCATCGTCCCCGGACGCGGCCGCCCCAAGCTGACCTACTGGCTCACCGGACGGCCGACACCTGGACCCGAGTACACGACCTCAACAGGCTTGACCATGCACAGCCCGGCCATCGTTACCGGCCCCCGCGTCGATTGGGTGATCTGCGGCGGAGAGTCCGGCCCCGGCGCCCGCCCGATGAACCCCGAGTGGGCCGCGCAAATCGTCGGGCAGTGCCAGCACTCCGGTACGGCCGTATTCGTCAAGCAGCTCGGCTCCGTGTGGGCCCGTGACACGACCTACGCCGGGAGGACCGTCGCCGCCCACGGCGATACCAAGGGCGGCGACCCCCAGTACTGGCCGGCCAGCCTCCGCGTCCGCGAATACCCGACCACCCCATGAACGGTTACCTGGCGGGCTGCTACGGCAAAACCCGGTTCCCGAGCCGCCGAGCAGCCCGCCGCCGCGCCCGACAGATACGAGGACAAGGCGGCCCCCGCTTCAACACCTACCGCTGCCGCTACGCGGACACCTCCACCTCGGACACACAGCGGGCAGCGCCACCCACCTCCGCGCCGGACCCCACGGCCCCACACCCGTACAGGAGTACGCCTCATGACCACCGCCCCCGCCCTCACTCGACAGCTCCGACTCGCCATCGTCGTCCACGGCCGCCCCGCACCCCAGGGCAGCAAGAAGTACGCCGGGCACCGCCGCAACGCCGCCTCCGGCCGCGTTTCAGCTGTCCTCGTCGAGCAGTCGAAGCGCGTCAAGCCCTGGAGGACCCTCGTCACCCGAGCCACCGAAGAAGCCATCCGCGCCCGGCGCATCGGCACCGTCCCGGAGCACTTCCCGCCCCTCGACGGCCCCCTCGAAGCCGAGATCGTCTTCACAGTCCTCAAGCCCGCGTCCGCTCCGAAGCGGAAACGCAGCTGGCCCACCACCCGGCACAGCGGCGACGTCGACAAGCTCATCCGCTCCACCTTCGACGGCATCGCCGACGCCGGCGCCGTAGTCGACGACTCCCGCATCATCCGCGTCACCGCCACCAAGACCTTCCCCGGCGAGCACCCCGACGCCCTCGACCAGCCCGGCGCACTCATCCGCCTCTACACCCTGATCGGAGACCTCTCATGACCACCCGAACGGGCCGTCCCACGAGACGCGCCGCCGCGCCCGCCCTGACCGGCACGGCCGCCGAGGACTGGCGCACCAGCGGTATCTGCCGCGACGAGGACCCCGAGCTGTTCTTCCCTGTCGGCATGTCCGACCTGGCGAAGGCCCAGGCCGAGATGGCGAAGGACGTGTGTCGGCGCTGTCCGGTGCGGGAGACGTGCCTGGCCTGGGCGCTGGAGACCCGGCAGGACTCGGGTGTGTGGGGCGGTATGGCGGAGTGGGAGCGGCGTCGCGCGCACCGGAGGGAATCGCGGGTGAGGAGTGCCGTGCAGCGGATCCTGACGACGCAGCTCGCGGAGTTCGATGCGGCGCTGGCAGCCGGCCTGTCGGCGTGGCAGATCGCGCAGAAGCTGGCGACGAACGTGCAGACGGTGAAGACCGCGACCGCGGCGCTGGAGAAGAGGCAGGAAGAGGCGCGTCTGGGTATGGAGGTGGCGGCATGAGCCGTCTCGAGGCCGACCACGTCGGCAGCTCGAACCGGTACGCGTATGGGTGCCGCTGTGTCCCGTGCACGAAGGCTGCTACCCGGGCTGACGCGGAGAGGCGCCTTGACCGGATGGCGGGCCGCCCACGGTCGGTTCCTGCCGAACCGGTTCGGCAGCATGTTCTTGCGCTTCAGAGCGGTGGTTTGAGTAAAGGCCAGATCGCCGCCGCTGCCGGGGTCAGCGAGACCACGGTGGCACACCTGTCGTACGGGTTCCGGAAGTGGCTGCTGCGGGGGACGGCGGAGAGCATTTTGGGGGTTCGCGGGTCGCAGCCGGTCACGCGGGGGAACGTGCCGGCGGTCGGCGCGGTGCGCCGGATTCGTGCCCTGTACGCGCTGGGGCACTTCCAGTACGAGATCGCCAGCGCCTGCGGTCTGTCCAGGGATTGTGTCAGTGACTTGGCTGCCGGGAGTTGGGCTTCGCTGGCGGTGGAGCGGGACGTGTCGATCCGGCGGGCGTACGACCGGTTGGGGATGACGGTCGGCGGCTCGTGGAAGACCCGCCGGCGGGCCGAGCGGAAGGGGTGGGCTCCGCCGCTGGCGTGGGATGACGACACGATCGACGACCCGGACGCGGTGCCGCAGACGGACGCGGTGCCGCCCGTGTACACGGAGGGCGCGGACGTGGTGGACCGATTCCTGATGGGCGAGTCCGTGATCCTCGACAAGGAAGGTCGGCGGAAGGCACTTCGGTATTTGATGGAGTGGACGTCGCTGTCTGCGGAGGAGATCGGGGCCCGGCTGGAGATGTCGGGGGGATTCGGTTACGAGGGCGTGGGAGCGGATCAAGGCTGCTGCGCGGCAGGAGGGCGGGTCGGTTCCGTGGCGCCGCGTATACGTGGCACCGGCGCGCGAGAAAAGCACAGGCCGCGACGACGTGAGGAGTGCAGCCTGATGACAGTTATCCAATACAGGGAGGAAGCTGTGCCAGCCTTCAAGCGACTCACCCGCGCGGACCTGTCCACGCTGACCCGCGCCGAACTCCAGGACCGCATCGAAGTGGAGAACGCCTACTGGGACCGCAAGT